CTAGAAGAGCCCGCCCTGCTCCGCTGGCGCGGCCGGCGCCGGTGTTTTTGCACGGGATCGTAGCTGCATAGGATCGGGCTGCGCAACGAGCAACTCTGCTGGATATTGCCGATAAACGTCTTCTTCCGACACCAGGGAGCCGTCCAGCCAGCCTTGATATTGATTAGGGTCCAGAATCATCACCATACGCTTTTCGTCGTCAGGCTTGTGGAAGCGCTGCATCAGCGGGTGCCCGTCGGCGTTGATCGTCAGCATCGAGAACGACAGTAGCTGATCAGCTGGTCGGTACTCCCATATCCCAGCAATGGCCACCGGGCCGCCGTCCGCGCGCTCGATGCGCCAGCGCACAGGCTTGCAGGTTTCGTAGTTGGGTTCGAAGAAGTTGGCCGCCGGGATAATGCAAAACTGCTTGCGCTTCCAGGCGCTGCGGAAGGATGGCTTGCTGGCCACAGTCTCGGTGCGGGCGTTGTAGGTCTGCCGGGCAAGCTTGTGGTCGGCCCAATGGGGAACCATGCCGAACATGGCAGGAGCTACTTCCAGCTCGCCCGGAACCTCATGCGAGCCGCGCAGGATGGGTGCCATGTAGCCGGGCCATGCCCCAGGCAACAAGTCGAGCTGAGGCGATCGGGCACCGAAATGGTCTTCGATCTGCTCATTTCGGCTGGGGGTGTAGTCGGCGCACATAGTAGAATAATAACAGATAGAGATGCACACGAATATTTTAACAAAAATATCGCCCGATGATATTTCCGGGCCTTATCCATTTGTATTTTTTTAGAGCACTACAGTTAACAAAGGCACAAAATAAAAATTCCCCAAAATCACTCATAATTATTTAAAAATATATCAAATGACATACGAAAAATCCGTTGAAATAATTAAAAAAGGTATTGAGAATTATTCCAGAAAATCAATTCTTGATAAATCTATGACTTATTTCTACAGCATAGGCGATGGACTAGAAGAAAGAGCAAGGTCAATGCCCCACATAATATTTCTTTTAATTAAGTGGAGTATGCTAACACAAAGAGACGGCCCCGAAGATATAACTACAGATAAGTTTTTTTATTTTGCAGACAAGATTCATCAAATTCAGCATTTGGCAGCTGACATAAAACCTGATGGGAATCTAATGCTGAAGTTAAGAGTGATGCTGATGCAACAAACAATTCCGCAGAAGTCATTCCAAAATCACATCATGACACTAATTCGTCAAAAATTTTGGTTTACAAAAACCGGAAATAAATTTTATGAAGATAGCTTCAAAAGGAAGACTGGCGTATCGCTTAATGACTTTTATCAGGTGACCATGTATTTATCAGCTCTGGCCCAACCAGCACATCCAAAAACAAGATCAATACCCCTTCAAGATATAGCAAGACATCTTTCGCCTAGCGTCAAGATAGAAGACATAACATTAGTCATAAATATTTTCGGGATCAGAATAGAAGAGATGCCCGCTTATTTTAAGAAATTTGAACTGTCGCACAATCCAAAAATTGAGTACTTCCAAGAAACACCGCTAATAAACAAACCAATTCTAATAATAGATAATTTTCTACTATTTATTGAAAATGATTTATTTTTAAGATCAGCCTCCGATTTCGTTTCAAAATTCCTAAAAAGAAATGACATATTATTCAAAAACCATTTCGGCGAAACCCTTGAAAGATATGTAGAGGAAATTTTTACCAAAAAAAATATTGACCACCATACAGAAATTAACATTAGAAATTTCTATAAGGATATAGGAAGGAATGGGAAGATAGTTGATTTTATAATTGACGGGGATTGCAGAATATTTCTGGATTCAAAAGCAATTGAACCAAATAGTCTTGTAGCCACCTCACATGACCCTGAAGTCTTAAGATCTCGATTAGAAGCGAGTTACATAAAAGCAATATTTCAAGGACAGGAATGCTGCCACATACTTTCAGATCATTTTAAATTCCCCAAAAAGATTAGCTATTTACTGGTAGTTGTCCATCAAGATCATTACATTTCCACCGGCTCAAGGATTGAAGAATTAATACAACACGATTTATCAAATAAAATTATAGAAAAGTTTGGGTACCTGCCGATTCCACTGGAAAATACATATTACATCACCATTGATGACCTAGAGCGACTTGCTGAATATGAGTTCGAGAAAAAAGGGGGGATTTTTGAAATTCTCGATTCATGTTTGGAGCGGGATAAACTCCCAGAAACTCAATACATGTTATTTAAAATGCATCTCGACACATATGGTGCGCACCAAAGAAACAAAGAACTCAAAAAATTATGTATGGATGCCTATTCCGAACAGGCCGAGACAATAACTAAAAATATGACACATTGGAGTAGCGGGCGCGCTCAATTTCATCTATCGAGGCAAAAAATAAATAAACTACTATCATCAAACCAATAATTTATACCAGCCAGATAATTCATTGAGTAGATCTTACAATATAGTGAAATTACCATTTGTCTGATTTAACGTATTTGTAAAATTTCATTTTTAAATTAGGAGATGTCCCATGCACCCCATCGAGAAAGCAATAGGCGATTATCAAAAATCCTTGTGCAAGGAAATAGATATCATTGGCCTTAGAAAAAGAAACCCGATAGCTCACAAGTGGAAAGTGACCTATCAGATATTATGTTTGCGTGAAACAGTCGCATGGCGCTTTGTGGATATTTTGGGTCAATCTTGGATGCTGCACGCTGCAAAGAGAGCAATTGGAGCGAGAATATTATTAAGAGCATCGATTGAAACTCTAGCTATAATTATTTATTTGGACACCTTAATTGAAGGTGTTATTTTAGGAAAATTAAATTTCAACACTTTTTCAGAAAAAGTATTGAATTTACTCCTTCAGTGTCGCGATGAAATGACGGACCAGAAAGCAACTAACATAGTAACCATTCTCGAAAAATGCGAAAAAAAGTACCCTGGAACAATCAAGCTTTATGCATGGCTTTCAGAAAGTGCGCATCCTAACTTTGAGGGAATGCGAATTTGCTACTCAACTACGGATCAAGAAGAAATGATAACAAGATTTTCAAATCAGACAGAAATTCTCTATTCTCATATGCACGAGAATGGATGCTTGCTAGCGATGTGCATGTTTGAGCGGGAATATGAGGATTCAAGACTTGCATTCGAAGATCTTGAAATATGGCTTGTGCAGAACGAGAAGCTACTTAACGATGCACGGCAATAATCTATAGGCCGAAGATAATGTGTCCATTATCAATGAAGCAGTCTGCAGCCCTCTAAGGAGCCGATGATTAATTGCAGATTTCCCCAAATTTTTCCCGCAATCCATTTATTTATAAGAGAGCGAATTTCCGGAAAACGAATTAATCAGCACTTCCCTAAGATTGCTTCAATCTGTCCCTCGTAGAGCGGCCGGTATACCAGTCTTCCGCCAGCGCCAGAGCGACGTCGTCGTCATTGGCAACTGGCTACAGCCGTGGAAATTTAGAAAAGACCAGCTGGCTCAGCCGCCCTATCCCAGCTATAAATAATCAGCTCCCGACGCTCGACCCCCTTGCCACCTCCGCCCACGTTGTACTGGATACCGGTTGTATCCATCTGGAAACCGGCGAACACGCGCCGGATATCCGGGTGATCATTCAGGCTCAAGATGGCCTTGCCCTTCAGCCGGGCCATCAGCTCGGCCATCTTCTCGTACTGGGCGAATTCAAACTCAACGCCATAACCTGCTGTCTCCCAATACGGAGGGTCCAGGTAAAAAAGCGTGTGAGGCCGGTCGTATCGCTCCATGCACTTGTACCAGTCCAAGTTCTCGATGTAGGCACCAGACAGGCGCAGGTGTGCGGCCGACAAATTCTCCTCGATGCGCAGTAAATTGATCGGTGGCGCGGTGGTGGCCGTGCCCCACGTCTGCCCATCAACCTTGCCACCGAAGGCTTGCTGCTGCAGGTAGAAGAAACGGGCCGCGCGCTGCAGGTCCGTCAGAGTATGTGGCGGCGTGTCCTGCAGCCACTTGAACACCTCGCGGCTCGACAACGCCCATTTGAACTGGCGCACGAATTCCTCCAGGTGGTTTTTTACGACTCGATACAAGTTGATCAATTCTCCGTTGACGTCGTTCAGCACCTCGACCTCGGCCGGCGGCCGCATGAAGTACAGCGCGGCGCCACCGGCAAAAACCTCGACGTAGCAAGTGTGCGGCGGAAATTGAGGGATGATGCGGTCGGCCAGGCGTCGTTTGCCGCCGATCCAGGGGATGATGGGTAGTGCCAAAATGTGTACCTCCAAGTGGTAAAGTTGAATTCCTCCCATGAGGCAATCCAAGCCCACTCACCAGGCACCGGCTGATTGCTGCTGTTAGCGCAGCGACAATCAGCCATCCCTTCTATGGCGCCATGCCATTTTCACGCACGAATGACTGGCATGCGCGGCCCGTCGCGGCAACTTCCTCCGTTTGCAGGATCAAGGCTTGAATATCTCGCGCCACCGCGTCAGGAAGTAGCCCGCCGACGGGATCGGCTGCAGCGCCTCCTTCGGCGCCACCGGCACCGGCCGGGGCGGCAGGTCCAGCACTTGCACAGAAGGCGGGCTTGCGCATGCGCTCAGCAGCAAGGCGAGCGCGGACATCGTTGATTTCATCATCGTAGACTTTCTTGATGGCCAGCGCACTGGCGGCCTGTTGCCTGGCTTGCGCCAGATTCTCGGCGGCCCGCTGCGCCACCGCTTTAATTTCCGCCGCCGCACGGATCTGCTTGTCGGCGTCCCACAGCGCCTGCACGGCCGCCCTCCCCTGGGCGTCGCCCTGCGCACGCTGATGCAGCATGCCGGCGCCGGCCACCACGCATACCAGCACGGCGCCGTACAGCCAGCCAGGCACCATGCTCGCCAGCTTGGCCGGCGCAATCACACCAGCACCTTGCGAGCTTCCCGGTACAAGGCCAGGCGCTCGGCCAGGCCATTCACACCACCGTTGATGCGGCGTGTCACCCGTTCCTGGTCGCCAGCGTCAGCCAGGGCATTCAGGCCGCGCGTCTGCCAGAACCAGCCGGCCGAACGGCAGGCATTGACGGTCTGCTCCAGCAACTCAGGCTGAGCCAGCAGATCCAGGCCCAGCGCCTTGCCACAGGCGGCGTAGTTGGCGCGGCCAGTCACCTGCAGCAAGCCGCGCCCACGGAAGCGCACGCCGTCGCCGCGCTTCGTGTTGCCCAGGTCGACGCGCCCCTCGTATGCCTCGCCACTGGCCAGTTCGCGCACATAGCGCAGCGAGCCGGACTCGTGCCCCACCTGAGACAGGAAGGAAGCCTGGCGTGCCGGCGTCGTGATCCCGAATTCCACCATGGCCGCATTCAGCGGCGCCAGGAAGGCTACCGCGCGCGTGCGAGCCAGCGGCATGATCGCCAGCAGCTGGACCAGCGTGACGGCGCTCACAGGCCACCCCGCACGTCCTTGACAACGGCGGCCGCATCGCGCGCCAGCTCGCCAATGTCCTTGTCGCGGCGCTTGTCGAACCAGCGCACCGTGGCGCCCAGCACCCACCAGGCGGGCAGGCCGGCGGCCACCATCAGAGGCGCGGCGATGAACAGGAAGCCCAGCGCCGGGTCGCTACCGTACAGCACGGCGACGGCGCGCGCGCTGTCGAACAGGCCCGGCATCCAGTTACGCACGACCACGACCAGGGCCGGCCCCATCAGGGCGGAAAACAGAATGGTGACGAAGAAGCGCACGCCCGCTTCCTTGGCAGTTTTTGGCCACATAAACATGAATCCCAGTGAGGTTGCGGCAGCGCCGGCCAGGACCGGGATACCAAAAATTTTAATCAGTGCGCCGCCGGCGGCGGTTGTTTCGATGGCCATGGATGCCTTTCAGGTGGTGGAAATGAAAAACCCGCCGAAGCGGGTTTGTGGGGAATGCGTTTTTGCTACACGACCTTGACCATCACATAGGCGCGGCCGTCGGGCTCAATCGAAATCACACGGCCGACGGCCTGCAGGTACTGCAAATGGGTGAGGTCCGCCTGGTGGACGGGAATGCCCGTGACACCGGCGCCATCTTGGACCGGCACGATGTAATCGCCCGGCTGGGCGCCCAGCACGTTCACCGGCACGCGGCCGGCGATGGCGATGCGGTCGACCTTCTGGCGCTCGACTTCCAGCGCCGCGTCGAAGACGGCCATGGCTTCGACGTCCTGCTGCACGGCTGCGTTGTGAGCAGCCAGCGCGGCGGTATAGGCGGCCTGCTTTTCGATCCACTCGTCATCGGTATCGCCATATTCGCTTACCACGTCCTCGAATTCCGGCGGATTGCTCCCTGGCAGTGGCTGCTGCGTGATGACATCGGCGCGACGCTGGGACTGGGTCGGCGCTGGCCCTGCCTGGGGCGACGGGCGCGACCCTATGTCGCTTGCCCATGAGTCGCCACCAACGAACGAGGGCGCGGTCGATTTAATCGAAAACATCACGGCGTCGGCCCACTTGTCGGTAACCTTATTGTCTGCGGTGATACCGACAATCTGCCCAGGAGCTACGCTGCTGCATGTCGAGCTTTTGAAAATGTACTCGGCATAATCGTTGCCCATCGTATTTACTGTTCCTGGGACAGAAACGCTGCGTCCGGTCGCAGAATTCTTACCAACATACAGCACACTGCTAGCGCCATTCCATCCGCCCGCACCATCTGCGGCAAGGACTGCCACACTAGGGTTTGTTGCACCGTCCCTACCTACATGAAGTATCTCATCGCCCTGGGCAGAGCCTCGGCTGATGTTATGCCGGGCATTAACATCCCCGCTACCTGCTTTTAAGAGCTGAATATAGACCAGGCCATTCCCGCCAAACCTTGCTATGTCCGCTGAGGTCGTGTTGGAGTTTTTGTCGTAAGCTCGAAGGATATACCGGTAGCCTTCTTTGCCTGGCAAGGCTCCGTTTCCGCCGGACACGTACCAACCGATACTGCCAGCCGAGTAGGTGCCGACCAGTCCGCCGATGCCCGAAGAAATGACGCTGTTCACACTGCCTGCTGCAGTGCCAACTGGGCAGTTCAAAATGTAAGACCCGCCCGTCGTCCAGTCACCGATAAATAAGCCGTTGTTTATCTGCACAGCGTTCTGTGCGCCGGAGTACAGGCCGGACGAGGAGATTCCCCTCATGCGTGGCGGGTACATAGCAGTGTTGCCCGAATCGTAGATCAGTGTTCCAGATGGAATTGCTGTTACTGATACAGGTTGTGCGTATGTGGTAGTGGTAAAGCCCTGCAGGCTAAAGGACGCCGATCCAAACGTACCAGCCCGGAAATTCAGGTAAACCTCAAACGTTCCGTTCACCTGCTGAAAAACCTGCATACGCGTGTTTATCGGAACGGCGCCATTAAACGTCGAATCGTAGTAGAAACCACCCCGGACGCCCAGCATGAGCACGAACGGGGAACTAGCGTTTGCTGCCCAGCTATCATTCAAAACCCCGTCAATACGCAGATGCTGTGCATTGCTGCCGCCGTCAACTGCAAAAGTGGCGATCCGATACCAAAGGCCAGTCGGGGGATTTTGGCCGATGTAGCTATAGCCGTACTTATTGGTCACGCCCACCACGACAGGAGAATTTGTGAAAATTGGGATGCTCGGGTCCAGCCATTCAGGCGTAATAAAACCATTCACCCCACCGAGTGGCGACCGCCCCACCGCTGGCGCATACGATGCCACCACGGCGCCGCGCCCGGCCAATTCATTCAGGCGTCGGATCGTATCCTTTTGGCCATAGTAAAAAAAGGCGCTCATTACATTTCCTCGATTTCGATGTTGGTGGCATATGCCTGGTAATACGGGGTGGTGATGGCGGAATTACTGGCGATGCGGCCATACACCTGGTGCGCCTGCTCAAGCTCACCGTCGTCGCTCTCTGGATACAAACTGACCAGCAGCGGGCGCGACAGGCCGTTGCCACGCAGGATGCGCCACACCTCGGCCCTGTCCAGCGGTGTCATATGATCGAGCGCCAGCGTGAGCTTCCGGTACAGCGCGCCGCGCGCCACGGTCTGGCCGCCAGCGCCGTCCCTATTCTGGGTACTGGTGTCGACTGAAGTGACGCCAGCACCATACGAAGCATTTAGTTCGGGACTCCAGTAAGGGCCGGTCACGAAGCGCGCCGCCTCGATGTAGCCTGCCGGGTTGTCCGGGTCCGCCAGCTCGATCACCAGTTTTTTGACACTGACCATCGGCAGCCAGCAGCGCGCGTACGTGCCGCCGCCGTAGCTATAGGCATTCACGCCCAGCGGCAGCGCGCCCCAGTCCCACATGCCCAGCCCAGCGTATTCGCAGGCCGATACTATGCCTGTATCGAAATCGGGCACGGCGTCACCTGGCTCGACATAGCCGCGCACGCGGATCGTCGCCGTCGGCGTCAGGTTGCAAAATGGCAGGGCCGCGCAGCCGACGATCTCGGGCGTGGGCCAGGTGGCGGTGATGGTCAGGGTCAGGCCGAGCGAGCGCAGAACGTCATACTTGCCTTCACGTTGCAGGTTGGCTGGCCCCAGCGCGTCAGCCTGGCTCGATGCGGTCAGCACCGCGCGGTCAGCGGCGTTGTCGTAGATGATGCGGAGATTTGGCATATTAGGGAAATTTAGCGTTGTCGATGACCGAAAGGCGGGAATACACCGTCTGGCAGCGGGAGTTGTCGATAATCAGGGAGCCACTGACGTCCATCTCATCTGCGCTCGCCGCGATACGGCGCACCTGCAGCTGATTACCGCTGGCCCAGTACATCGATTCGTAGTGCAGCACCGCATAGCGGTTCATGGTCCGGCCGTCGTCTTCATACGAATACAGGTAATACGGCATCGAGACCATGCCACGGGTATTCGCGCTGATGGATTTTCCTTGCATGCTGAACGGCAAATTGATTGCCGTGTCCTGGCCATTCGCTGGAGCACTGTCACTGGGCGGCACCGGCCAGGGGAGTGTCAGCTCGACATCGTAGGTATCGCCAGCCAGGCGCAACATGCGTTTGCCGCTGAGAAACACCAGCGCCTTTTCCTCCAGCGTACGGACCAGCAGGCCGTAGCCATATGGGCGCGCTGGAGGATTTAGATCCAGGCGCCCGAATACCCGCAAGAACAGCGCCAGAGCGGGGCCATTGTGGTTATTGATGGCCATGGTCGCGCGCCAGCTATCGCCACCCAGAAACTGCAACTTGCGCAGACTCATGCCCGTGCGCGAACGGAAAGCATCCAGCCCGGTAGTGCCGATGTCTTGGGCCGTGATGTTGTAGGGCACGTCAAAATACAGCTGGGGCATGCCCTTGCACTGAAAATCGACCGTTGGGTACGCGCCGATCTGGCTGGGGATGAGGTATTTTCCAAGGTACACGTAAGCACGCAGGCTGGAATCGATGGTGATATTGCCCTTCGCCAGGTTCTTCGCTTGAAAGCCCATTCTCATAGCGCCGCTCCGGTAAAGTAAATCATCATGTAGCCATCGCACACCGGTAAGCCGGCAGTGGCATTGTCGACAAACACCTGGACCGTCGGGATGCCCGATGGATAGCTGACGCGACAGCTCAGCACCGCCCAGCCGTCAACGTCACTGGTTTGATAGGGTGAAACCAGGTTGGCAACGATTTTCTTTCCGGAATACGCCGGGTATGAGAATGTACGACCGGCCCCGGTGCCGACACTGGCCCCGGCAATGGCCTCTTCAGCAATCCAGAACAGGGTGTTCTCCTCCCGGCTGTCATAGAGCACTTCTCGGGTTTGCAAATCCCGGCTTATCACGCCATGGCTGCTCATATATCAAGATTGCCGAACTGCGCCGTAACAACTTCAGCGCCTCCAGCATCGATGCCGATTGATTTCAGGGCGTCGCCATACATCTCCATGCGTGCACCGCTGGCGCGGCTGCGCAGCAGACCGATGGTACCGGTCACTGCCGACAGCGTGCCGTAGAAAGTCGCCGTGCCGTTTACGACGGAAAATGCTGGAGCGAAAACGTTGCCGGATGCGTCGACACCAAAATATTTCCCTGTTTGCGGATTGCCGATGTACAGGCCGCCGGCGCTCAAATGATAGCCAGTACCTAAATTGCCGGTAACTGGCCAACCTGACGCACTGGTTGGATACCCAGGGCCGCCATGCAGCGTGGTGCCGTACAGGTCGCCAGCAGTCACCTCGCCCAGATTGGAAACGAAGGCCGACAGCTTGTCCACCGACACCGCCTTCGCCGCCACGCTGCCATCGACCAGCAAATTCCCATTCAGCACCGTGCCCAGCACCAGCCAAGCGCCGCTATCAAAATACTTCGTCACCACATGTGTCGCGTCGTACAGCGTGACCACGTCGCGGTTGATCGGCGCGCCGTAGCCGGCGCGGCCCAGCTCATATACAGCCGAGGCATCCGACCAGGTCGAATAGCCGGGCGCCGTCACGGTGACGGTGCCGCGCTGGCCAGTCGCCCCGTCGGCGGCCAGGCGCGCAGCGGCCGCCCATTCGCCTGGGGCGATGTCATCGGTGGCAGTGCGCGCAGCGGCCGTGGCACCTGAGGTGAACAGGTAGGCGCCGCCGGCAGTGGGCACTTGGGTCGACCAGCCGTTGTTCAGGCCCGCAAGTGCGCCGGTAGCAAAGGTGAACGTGCATGCCGCGCTCGGCAGCGCCGGCGCAATATTCGTGGCGCCGCGCTGGTAGATGCGCACAGGCGCCACATTCAACCCATCCACCCCGTTTGCGCCATCTTTGGCCAGCTGCACCGCTCCTGCCCACTCATTGGCGGCAATATTGTCCGTGGCATTGCGCGAACTGGCGGCAGCCACGCGCACATACAGCGGCGCCGTTCCGGCCGGGATATTTTTCGCCCAGCCGTTGGCCAGATCGTTGCCGGCCGGCGTCGTGATACTGGCCGTGGCAAAGGTAAAGATCACATCACCTGGCGAATCAACTGGCGCCACAGCCGCGCGCTTGTAGGCGAATGCCTGGCCCGTGTTCAAGCCGGCCAAGCCCGTCTCGCCGTCGAAGACCTTGCTGATCATGTAGTTGCCGACATAGTCGACACCGAATTCGCGGATGCGGGCCTGCACCAGTGCCGTATCCGTGGTCATGGTGGCAAAATTGACCGTGGCCACGTTGCCGTTGACGGTCATCTGCGTACCGGCAGAGACCGAAAACACGATATCGCCCACCACGTTCACCGGTTTGGCGGTGATGGCAATCGATCCAGGTGCGCCAGCGCCGGCGCTGTTCACACGAAACACAGGCGTGCTGCCAGCCAGCAAGATCGCCTTGCCATCGGCCGTTGTGCTGAAGCGCTCCGCCGTGGCCTGCAGCAGCTTGTCACGGGCACCGCCAATGGCCGTCATACCAGTACTCCCACCGTCACGCGCCCAGTCAGCCATTGCGGCGACAGCAGCACCACCACACCAGGCACCCCGCCCTGCAGGCCGAAACGATTATCGCGCAGCACCACGGGCTGCCCCAGTTCCAGCATCATCATCTCGGGCTCTCCATCAAATTCGTAAATCGTGCGCTGCACCTTATTCAAGGCCAGGCGCCGCAGCGCTTCCGCACGGGCGTCCTCGTTCGTCTTGAGGCAGGTTTCGATCTGCGGCGGGTCGTCCGTCAGGCGGTAGCGCGCGCGCACCGCCTCATCGACCGCCGTTTCGGTCAACCACTCCGTGGCATACAGGTCGGCATGCGCCGGCGGGATGCTGGTGGTCAGACTGGCCTGCACCGTGTAATTGCGGTCAAACGCAATTTTGACGGCCGCCACTACCGGCAAGCGCTGCACCACGCGCAGCGAGTCCACCCGCATTTTCTCGGGACCAATCTGCAGAGCCACGCCGGCGGCCGGCAGCGCGATCTGCACCAGGCGCAACTGGCCCGTGCGCGACATGACCGCCTGGGCGCCAACGCTGGCCGCCAGCTGCTGGATGGCCTGCGCCTGGTTCGTCCGGTCCGCAACGTACAGGCCCACCAGCTGCGGGTGGGCGGCATCGAAGGCGGCCAGATTGTCCAGATCGAGGTCGGCCAGGGTGAAACGATCCGAGGCCTTGCCGTAGGCGGTGGCAATGCGCTGCACCAGCGGCGCGATGCGCGGTGCGTAGCCGCCGCCCTTGTCGCCCTGCACGCTGACCGTAATCGTGGTGGAAAACGGATCGGTGGTCAGGTTGAAGCGTCCCGCCTGGTCATTCAGGGCCACGGCAATTGGCTTACCGTTGGTGCGCACCTCGAAACTCGACTCTACCGCGCCCAGGAAGCCATACTCCAGGGTGGCGGGATTGGTCAGCAGTGGCGTGACGTTGTGGCATTCGCCGAACGGGATCGGCAGCGTCGCGTCCTTGTTTGGCGAGGTGCCGCCCAGCTTGGCCTCGGCAATCGGCGTGTCCAGGCGCTGTAGCTTGTCCCGCAGGGACAGGTTGAGCGTTTCACGGCTCGCACTGGCGATGTCGGCAATGATGCCGTTGAACACCAGGCGGAAATCGGCGCGCGGCCAGCGCGGATCGCCGGACCAGGCCTTGATGGGCCGATTGCGCCAGACGTCGCCGAGCCAGCCGTCGAGCGCGCCGTCCGCGTTGCCCAGCTCTACATCGCCACCCGACAGCCCCGCCTCGCCAGTCAGGCTGACCTGCTCGGTGAAGGCCAGTCCGCCGGTGGCCATCGGCAGATACACCGTATTGGCCGGCACCTCCGCTGGGCCTGTAACATACGGCCGCGAGGCGATGTAGCGCGTCACCTCGCTGCCGGCCACATTCACCTGCGCCTCGATCAGCACCATGCGGATGGCCAACGGGCTCTTGAGCCATTCCAGAAACTGCACATCGGTCATTGCGAGTACTCCACTTTTTTCGCCCAGGCAGATGCCTTGGCGGATTTATCGACACCGGCCACGACCGTTTTTGCTGCTTTGTCGTTCGATTCGACTGTCGCCTGGATGGTGGCGCCGGTCTGCTTGTCCTGATCGGCGCGCAGCCCTTTGACCTCTTCCCGCAAGCCCTTGATTTCGGCCACCAGGGCATCGGTGTTGCCGCCGCCCTGGCTCGGTGCGCCACCGAAGTAACGGCGCATGGCAGCGGCAGCCTGCGCGTCGACCACCACTTCACCGCGGTGCAGCTCGGCCGCGTAGCCATCAAACGGCACATTGGCCAGCCCGCCGGCATGGGAGCCGTCGAACTGCACGCCCAAGCCTTTGGCCGTGCCCATCGCCGCATGCAGGTTGGCAATGGCTTGCGCCACCGTCAGCACGCTGTCATTGATGGTGATCAGGCCCGACACCTGGGCCTTGAGGGCGTCCAGGCTGGCCTGCTGCACGTCGACCTGGGCCGAGGCCCATTTCAACGCCTCGTTGTTGGCCGCCACCACGCGGGCGTAATCTGCCGCGTAGCGGGCATCCGAAGCGTTGACCACTTGAGAAGCTGTCAGGAAGGCCTGCTCGGCGGCCGACAGGCCGGACTGCGCCGTCGTGTCGCCGGCATTGGCCGCTGCCAGGGTCTTCTCGAACTGGGCACGCGCTTCGGCGTATTTCTGCTCCGGCGTCAGGGTGGATTGGTTGCCCAGGGCCATGCTGGCGTTCAGGCCATTGAGCGTGGCCACCCACGACTTCGATTTATCCAGCGCCGTCTGGGCCGCTGCTGCCTCTCTGTCGTAAGCCTTTGCCAGCACGTCCTTGGCCGTCACCACCGCCTTGGCCGCCTGCACCTGGTCGAACAGTGCACGGTTGACGGCGGCGATGCTGGAGCGCTGGATGGCCAGCAGTTCCGTTTCGCTTTTCGTCAATTCGTTTAGCTGCTTTTGCAGATCCATGCGCTCGCTGGCAATCTCGCTGGCGGACTTGACCACAGCGGCATAATTGCCGGTCGCTGCGGCCAGCTGGCTGCTGTAGTCGGCGGCAGCCTTGAAGGCCGGCGCCAGAGCCAGCAGCTTGATGTACATCTCTTGGCCGCCCGTGCTGGCCAAGTCCAAGCCCAGCACCACGTCCTTGTACTGCTCCACCGATTTGACGCCAGACATGCCCAGCTTGCCCAGCGTATCGGCCACGGTCGACAGCACGGGCGCCATCTGCTCGGCTTCCGTCAGGAAGTTTTCGGCAAAGAAGCTGGTCCCGCTGGTGAGCGAGTCCAGGCTGCCGGCCAGCTTGATCAGGTTCTCGCGTGCGCCAATGGTGGCCACACCCACGGCGCCGAAGGCATCCTGCGACGTGCGGCTGATCAGTTGCAGGGCAGCGTCGACACCGGCATAATTCCCGGCCACACGCTGCAAGGTAACGCTCAGCTCCTCGTTGCCTTGCTTGAACTGGCCGACATTGGGCAGCAGCTCGACGGCGATGGCATTGCCGACGCCTTCGAAGAACTTGGTCACGGCGCCCAGCCTGTCAGCTTCCGTGGTGAGGCCGGTCAGATTGATGTTGAGCGCCTGGGCGCGCGTGGCCAGGCTGGAGGTATCGATGCCCAGCGTATTGGCCAAGGTAGCCGAGACGTTGCGAATGGCTGCATACGTCTCCACAAACGCATTGGACGTCGTCGCGTCGACGGCTTTACGGTCAGTGTCCTTCTTGTCGCTGCGCAGCCAACCGCCCTTTTGCGTCCATTTGGCATATTCGGTGCCACTGAACCCGGTACCGGATAACGTTCCGGTGATACCCGTTTCCCCGTACTTCTTTTCACCCATGCCGAACACACGATTACCAAGGCCCCCGATCAAGCCACCCAGGGCGCCGCCGATGGCCGCGCCGATAGGGCCACCCATGAATGCCCCGGCGACTGCACCGATGCCGGTGCCGGCGTTCACAGTCGAGTTGCTGCCATACTGGCCAGAGATCATCCGGCCACCCAGCACGCCAGCGGCGATGCCGGCGGCGGCCGTAACCGCCGCGCCAGCATAGGCGCCGGCCGTAACTGCGCCCGCGCTACCCACGCCTCCAGATGCCGCGTACAGGCCGGCGGCATCTGCCGCGCCCACAAGGCCCGTGCTACCCAGGCCAGCACCAAATGCCTCAATTGCAGTCGAGCCAAACAGCGTGCCCAGACTGACAACGCTGGTGCCAAAGCCTGCCGTAATGCCGGCAAAACCTTGTGACGCGATGGTGTAGGCGGTTTTGGCACTTTGCAACAGGTTTGCTGTCGCGCCCACGCTGCCAGCAATTCCGCCGGCACCGCCTAATCCACCGAGGTCACCGGCCATTGCCATGCTGGTAGCGTTCGCGCCAGTCATCGACGCGCCGATGTTGATAATCCACTTCTTGAGCGTCATCTGGTAAAGCCATGCGAACAAGCCATTTTTCAATGCACCCCACACCCGATCGATAGCAGAAATACCTGAATTACCAATCGATACGAAAGTGTCTTGCGCTGTGGAGTCGATCGATTCCCACATTTTTTTGTTGGTTTCGATCTGAGCTTGCGCCAGCTTCACTTGATCCTGCTGATCCAGGCCTTGCGCCAAACGAAGCCGCGCGGCACGCTGGTCCTCAAGATATTTGAGAATGGCCGGCGCTTGTGCGATCTCTTCCGCGGTGGCGCCAGCTGCAGCCTGGCCTTCAATAAATTGCTTTTGATACGCGATTGCCAATTCCAGCCGGGCAACCTCCTCCCGCTCAATGACGCTGCGCGCCTTCTCATGGATATGATTCGAATCCTCGATCTTTTGCGCTTCCTGATTGATGCTAGAAATATATTTATTCATTGCATCGTTTGAAGCAGCAACCACGGCAGCCTTCCGCAACCGTTCCTCTTCGTCCCGACGGAAACTCTCGTCAAAGAACGCTTTCTCAGCTGCACTTCGTTTGCCTAGTATTTCGTTAAGCGCCTTCTCGTGTTTTGCCGCCTCAGCTTTTGTGACGCTGTTGTGCGCCTTCAATGCACCAATTTCTAGATCAAAAGCATCAATCTGTGCCTCGTAGGTTGAAAGTGCATAAGACCGCTTGTTTTCGAAAAACTGACGTTCAGACAGCTCGCCAGCCCTCAAATACATGTCGTCAAGCTTGCCCAATTCGTCGTAGTGTGCCTTTGCAGCCGCAGCTTCTTTCGCGTACTGCTTAATTTGGTCGGCAAGCTCGGTGTTTTCGACCTGGTCAGCTTTCGGCTTTGCCTGATCGGTATGTGCTTTTTTCCGAGCAGCAATACCGGCGGCAATCGCATCAGGGGTAATAAGAGGTGAATTTGGGTCGGCAGCGCGAATAGCATCAATATTCGACTGGTATGCATCCAAGGCGACCGCAAGCTCACCCATCCCCTTCTTCTGCAGGCGGATATCTTCCGCATGGATCATCGCAGCAGCATGAACAGCACGAGAATTCTTGGTCGCGATTTCACCCTGGGCAAGGGCGACAGCGTCAGCCTTGTTTAATTTATCCACCGCGTCCGTCAGGCCAAGAACAATCTGCGTGCGGGCTACCTGGAGTTCAGGCGTAATGGCATCAGGCGCCCGCCCCAAGCGCAGATTACTATCAGCCAGCCCCTTATCGAATTCCGACAGGCGGAAACTGTATTTTTTTACATCGGCCGCTGGCGTGGCCTTGGCGCCGTAGCTTCCGATGGCATCCATAGCGCCGCCGATTGCTTCTTTTACGCCATGCCAGGCGCGCGCCACACTACCAAGGTTGGCAATCATCTGGTCAGCACCATCCTTGGTCGCCTTTGCGAACGCCGCTGTAGCGACGGCAGACGCACCTTTCGCATCGCCGTCTTTTTCCAAAGCGCGGATTGCCTCATAGACGGAAAGCGTCAAGAAGTGATAGGTATCATCCAGTTTGACGGTTGCGCGGGTAATCACCTCGGTGGCGCGATTGGTGCTGCCTGTCGACTGAACGGCCAGGGACTCGAACTCCTTAATGGTCTTTTTGACAGATTCGCCTGTCGCAGTCTCCAACGCAATGACAGCATCGGTGATGTATGCGATCTGGTCGCCCGTGAACTTGCCAGTGCCAGCCAATTCCGTTACAACCTTCTTCGCCTCGCCAATACTCCCGTGCACGGCAGTCGCGGCATGCGCCAGTTCATTCAGCTTGTCGCTGGTAACCCCTGCGTAGTTGTTGGTCGAGATCAGGGCATTGTTCATTTCTCGCTGTGTGCTGGCGCCTTTGATCATTGCGTATGCCACCGTACCCAGCGCGGCTGCAAAGCCCAGCACGGCCAGGCCGGTACTACTGAACAGCAAGCCTGCGGCGCCAGTCTGCTCGCCCAATACCATCATTGAGCCGCCAAAGCGCTGGAACTGCCCTTGGCTGAGCTCGTGCGCGAGAACCAACAACTCGCGCTTGGCGCTGGCTGATTGGAAGCTGAAGCCCTCCATGTGTCCGCCAGCTTTCTTGGCGCCTTCGCCAGTTTCGGCCAACTTGTTGATCAGTGGCGCCGCCGCATCGGAAACGCCCAGCTGAGCGGCGCGATATGCTTGCAGCTGCTGGGTCGACATGCCCAGCGTGGCCACCTGGTCCTGCAGGCTTTTGATAAAACGATCACCAGCGGCTGCCGCGCGATCCTGAGCGCCAGCAGCGTCGCGTGCAGCTCGTTCTTCGCGGTGCATCGCATCAATGCTGTTTCCCAAGGCTGCGGCCTTGGTCTGCGCGGCACTTCCAAGGCCAAGCTCGGCCGCACGATAACGCTCCAGTTCGCCCCGCGCCATTCCGAACGTGTCGATCTCGCGTTGCAGCTCGATCAGCATCCTGTGGTTGGATTCCTCCAGCGTGCGCGCAGCATCGGCCGCCTGCCGCATGATACGGGTCGTGTCGGCCATCGCACCGTTGTAGTCAGCCTGCTTCTTCCAAGTACGCTCGGTGGCATTGCCAAGACTATCAATCCCAGCGGCGGCGGCCTCACTGCTACGCCAGACGCCCATCGATGAGCCCATGAACCCATCGAGCGTGTTGCTGCCGCCCAGGAAGACCGTGCGAATGCGGGTGGCGGTGGCGCCCATTGCATCGATAGATGCCGACGCGGCGTCGACCTTTTGCACCACGCGCGCGCCGGCCTCGCCGACGGCATCGACGGCCGCCGCGCCTTCGGCAGTTTTCGCCTTGGCGTCAGCGCTTGCCTTCCCAAGCTTATCAATGGCCGACGTCGCGCTGTCGACCTTCTTCTCGACACCCTCACTGGCGACGCCGAGGCGGTCCATTGCCTGGGCGCCCTGCTCCAGTTGTCGCGTATCAATCGAAAGTCCAAGCTCGGCGATATCAGGCATTATTTCTCCTTCTTATTCTGGTGATAAATGAACAGCGCATCCAGGCGATCGATGGCGACTTCTTCGAACGGATCGAAGCGGATACCGTGGCGCGCCTGCCAGGCCAGTATCTCGACACTGGTCAACGCGTTCACGGCCATGCCGCACTGGCGCTTCTGGTTCAGTTGGGTGAACCAGGTCCAGATATAGGCCAGCTCGGGCGGCAGCTGCGGCACCGCTGGCGCCTCGGGCGCCCGGTAAAGCGGGTTTTGCCGGGCGGTGTCCAGGTGATTGCCCTTGGCGTTGCCGTCGCCTGCAGCTGTCGCTCGATCAAACAGGTGATCGGCATACAGCAGCAGGGCCTGGGTTAGACCTTCAAAAAATTGGCGTCATTTTCCAGGGCGGCCGTGACGCGCTCTTGCCAGGTCGGGTATTTGTCGAACGCCGTGGCGATCAGGCCCTTGTCGAACGGCACGACGGCGCCGTTGCTGGTGAAGCCGTACCAGTCGACGGCCACGGCCAGCGCCAGGCGCTTTTGGTTGTCATCGATGACGTGCACCAGCTGATCCGCGCCTTCGTCGGTGGAGGCGTCGATGGCGGTCTTGCGCTTGGCCGACTTTTTATAGCCTTCGGCGCGCACGGCGTGGCTTTCCTTGCGGTACTCGTCGGAATTCTTGCCGACGATCTTGATGCCGGCCACGGGCTCGCCGTCGGCGTCGAAGATCACGGGCACGTCGAAGGTCACGCGCGCGGCAGGTGCCGACAGGTTGGCGATGTCGAAGCCTGCGACGGCCAGGGTTTGCGCGGTATTCAGGGTTGCTTGGGTGGTATTCATGGGTATTGCCTTTCGTGGGGTGGAAATATGTGCCCGTGCCGGCCGCCGCGCCCACGAAGGCGACAGCAACCGGTCGGTGCTGGGGTGGCGCTTGCGCCAAAAGAAAGCCCGGCGCAGGGCCGTGCAAGTGGGTTACAGGCTGGTGTCTTGAAACGCCACGGTCGTTGCCTCGTGCTGCGAATCAGCCCCTTGGTAGCGCAGGATGTCGAAGGCGCAGGTGACGATCTTGTTTTTCTCGCCATCATCGACCTTGGCCGAGGTGATCTTGATGCGGCCCATGGCGATGGTCATCACTTCGGCCAGCGGCGCAGTGCTGGCCGCCATGGCGTAGGCCAGCGGCAGCTCGATTTCCTGCTTAAAGTAGTCGATATATGCCGAATCCTGCATCAGCACGGTGAACTGGCCGCTGCCCAGCACTTTGCCGCGCGAGGCAGCCGTGGCGAACTTGGAGCCGATCACGGGATCGATCTTGACCTGGCCGTCCAGCGACAACGACATGCCCGTGCAGATTTGCGACGGGATGCCCGCCACCGACAGCATCGCGGTGGCGCCGGAGAACTTGCCGGTGCCGGGCGTGGCGGCCGGTGCCGCGAAGTAAGCCGCCGGCGTGGTCGGGCCCTCCAGCTTGCCCATCAGGGTGAAGTCCATGCTCGTGATGCCATTCGGCTGCACGGCGATGTCAACCTTGCTGACCAACTGGTCGATGAAACAGCGATTCACGGCAATGCCCGGATCCTGCACTTCCGCCGTGAACCAGTCCGTGGTGTGGCCGGTCAGAGGCGTGAAGCTGCGCTTGCCGGTCGCGGTCACGGTCACCGGGTCGCCCTCGACCTTCACCGTCATCGCGCTGCCGTCCATGAACTGACCCGTGAGCTTCAGCGCTGTGGCGGACGTAACGAAGAAATTCTTGCCGTTGTTGGCGGCGCCGGTGGTCAGGAAGCCGCCAATGCGCACGACGGTACCGGCGCGGTGGCCGTCGGCCAGCCAGGAACCGGCGCTGCGCGTCAGGCCCGTTACACCCGATGCGATCGTGTTTTGCGCCGTGGTGACGCCGCCGGCCGTGAAGTCGCGGCGCAGCAGCGCAGCCAGCAGCACTGCGTAGGTGCCGCACGAAGCCTCACCCTTGATGGCGCCGGAGGTCCGGAAGTTGCCCAGGCGCGTGTCGCTCTGTTGCTGGCTCGGGTCGATCTCGTTGCTCGAGTACTTGTCGGCGTCCGTGTCGAACGTCGCTGTCACGCGCGGATAGAGGCGGCCGGCGGCGGCCAGGGCCTTCGTACCTTCCGCCGGTTGCTTGCCGATTACGAGCAGGCTGTCGATGCCGTTTGCAGTGGTCATGGTGTGGATTGCCTTTCTTTGGTCGAAAAAAAAGACCGCCGAGGCGATCTGTGTGGGGTGATGCGGGTTACAGGTTGCAGAACCAGCGGATTTTGACCGGGACCATCCAGCGGTCGCCGTCTTCGCGGCCGTCCGCGATTTCCGGTGTGCGCTCGATCTGCACAGTCAAATCGCCCTTCGGGAAGCTTGCGCCGCGGCAAAACAGATCCTTGATCATTTCGGCGCGCGCACCGGCTGCAGCAGTGCCCTGCCCTGGCGGATACATCAGGCTGACCTGGAAGATACCGCGCTCCTGACGCGAGCCGTCGCCCATGGAATGATTGGCCGGTTCCGCCGGCAGCAGGTAGGCTGCCTGGTATGGCCGGCCAGTTACCGGTGTGTACGGCACATTTTGCCATGCGGTGTCGATGGCCGGACCGAGGCTGGCCAGGGCCGCCTCCAGCGCCGCGCGTATTGTTGGTTGGCTCATAATTTATAGCTCGAATAGCCTTGGGCGAACTCGCTTGCGGTGGTGCCGTCGCGCACGCCGTTCACGGCATTGTCCACAATGGTGCGGAATTCCACGACCGTCAGCATCACCACGCCGACGGGCGCCTGGCCGGACCAGCCCTCCTCGATGCGCTTCGCGTATGGCAAGTTGTTCACGAGGTAGATCACGTCGCCGGACTTCGCAGCGCTGATCGTGCTGCCGTGGGCAGCGATTGTGGCGCTGCCGTTCTTGTCGATCAAGTCACGCACGCCAGCGGCCGGCGAACCGATGGAAAGTTGCCAGTTAGCGCGGAAACGGCCGCCTGTGTAGCCGGGCGGTGGCTTGTGCGTCCAGTACTTCGCATCGCCGACCGGCGAGCGCTGCACCAGCTTGTTGTCAACCTTCATGGTGATGGCGCGCACCACCAGATCCTGATTGGCCTTGGTCTTGGCGATGAATTCGGCGATCTGCATGGAAAACGACATACTGGCCATCAAAGCCCCCTTAGTTGCAGCGTGTACAGCACGGCCACGTCGACCGGTGCCGTAGTTTCGACGGCCTTCACCGTATAGCTGGAGCCGCCAAACAGTACCAAGTCGGCCGTGGTCGGCGTCGGCATTGGCGCACCGTTGCGCTGCAGCGGCGACAGCAGCATCTGCTGGTCGCCCGCCTGGATCAGCGTGCCGTCGATGTTCTCGACCTCGTAGTTAATCTTCACGCCCGTGCCCTCGTAGTCGGTGGTGGTGGCGGGCGCCGTGCCCAGGTCAGGATCGTATTCGCCGGTCACGACCTGGTGCAACACCACGATTCCCCCCTTGCGGCGCAAGGACTGGTCGGCGCGCGCGGCAGTTTTGGCGTAATCGGTCATAGGCTATGGCACTTTCACGTAGTCGTACGGCGGCGTCTCAGCGAAGCGTACGGCCTTGATCGTGGTCTTGCCGTCGATCAGCGCGCGCAGCACCCGGTGCCAGCCGTCCATGATGAAGCCTTGCTGGCACATGATGATCGGGAAACTGGTATCGACGTCCAGCGCGCGCCGCACATGATGCGCGATGCCATAGGCCGATCCGACTGCAGGCCAGACTTCCGATCCGCTATAAATTGCCGCCAGCGGCAGATCGAACGGGACCAGGTCCTTGGCGCGTACTATCAGGTTGGTGACGATCCACACCTTATCGCCCTCGCGATACGTGTTGTCGGCGACGAAACAGCCGTCAATCTTGACTGCTGGAAAAGCGCTCATGCTCGCACCACCTTGATCGAATTGCCGCCGCCGGCCGAGCCGAAGTAAGGCGCCAAGAGTGCGTCAACGGCCACGAAGCGCTCGCGCGCGTCCGTGGTGTTCTGAAAATACTCCGTTTCCAGTGGCCCCGTTTTGTCTTTCTTGATGGCATTCGAGCCGGTGTCGAGATCAGGTAGAAGATCCTCGCTGCGCCCGGCGCGCACGGCCAGGTCGATGCAGGCATTTACGACATCGGCAGGCACGATCGTGCTGGGCACGATGAAGCCGTCGACCACCACGTTGTAGCGTGGCCAGTCCAGTGCCTGGTGCTGATTGACCCGGCGACCGGCCCAACGTGTGCGGTAGGTCGCCATGAAGATCATTGCCTTGCGCAACGCGATTTCCTTGTCGCCATCAGCCAACGCCGCCCAGGCGGTCAGCCCCAGGCTGGCGCACCGCGCATCTGCAGCAGCGATGCTGGCGTAGGATTCGGCGTCGGGCAGGCCAGCGCCGGTTTCGACTAGCATATTTGTGCTCCTTTGATTTTTGCGTTTGAGAATGTGTTTAAATAGCAAGTACAACTCAAGGAGCAATGAATGTCCGCCAAGCCATCACAGTATGTGCATAAACAACAATGTGCTTTTTGCAAAAACGACGCGAACAGTGATGAACATGTACTTCCGCAGTGGCTCGATAAAATACTCACCCCTCGTAAACACGAGGATCGCACTTTTCAATCCAAATCAAGAACCAAGACCGACGGCATGAGTTCTACAGTGGTTAAGCAAAAAAACGGTAGCCCAAGATCAAAGCGCCTAAAAGTCGTTTGCGTCAAATGCAACAATGAGTGGATGAGCGTGCTTCAAGACCGGGCATCATCGATTATCATAAAAATGATACAAGACGTGAATTTCTTGATTAGTACAAAGGATCAAGCCATCCTTGCTGCTTGGGCGACTATGACAGCAATGACATTTGAATTCGACGATCCAGATACCATGTCGATACTAGAAACGGAGCGGCTTTGGCTTCGTAGCCTGCGACTTCCTCCGCAAGGGGAGTGGAGAATATTTGTAGGGAGGCACAGTGGGGAATCATGGAAGTGCAGATTATTTCACCACGGATACCGGATGTTTCGCGCAGATAAGACTCCGTTGGTTTCGGAGACAAATTCTCAGAAAACAATAGTCGGCATTGAGAATTTAGACTTCATGATATTTAGTACTAGATTGGAAAATCCAACAGTAAGTCCTTTTGACCAATCCCCCTCAGAATTTTCTAAGTCTCATGGATTAATTCAACTACATCCTCCAACCGGAGAAGACATCGAATGGCATAAATCAAAGATACGCCCTGATATAGAGATTACGCATATCGCTTTCGAACATGTCGGCGTTGAAACTTTATTTGGAGAACTTCAGTCTCTACAGCTTCAGCTTCGTTATTTTGAGAGAACCGCCCCGATCGAAATCGACAAGAATTAAGTGTTAGAACTAGGCGGTAGCAACGCCGCCCAGGCTGTCAGCCACAGGCTGGCGCACCGCACGTTTGCCGCAACGACACTGACATAAGATTCGGTATCGGGCAGGCCAGCGCCAATTTCTGTAGTGATCGCCATAAGGCTCCCCTTTATACTTTTGCGCCCCGACGCACCAAAATGCGCCCTAGGTCAATGCAAGCTGATTTTCCTGCGGCAACTGAGAACGGTATCTGCATGCGCGTCGAGCTGAACGCTCCAGCAACTGCAACCCGGCGTGTTGGCGCCCCCAATCGAATAGGCTTGACCGATACAGAAGGGATGCAGCCAGTCCCCCCTGTACTCCCGAGCGCCGAGTCCGACTTGTTCAATGCAACGGCATGCTGGTCCAGCAAGGTCACTCCGTAGCTAATCAGGCCATCAGGATCACCCGATCCCGGCGTAGCCGCGCTCGATGTCAGTAAATGAAGGCCATAGTCGACCGTGTCGCCATCGCGCATCGCTGCCTTGAAATCGTCAGTCTTAAAAATAAAGTTTGCAGTTGCCGCCCCAGCAGTATTGTCGACAATGATGCGCTGGGAGTTGCCAAGAACATCGCCGTGCACAGCCTGGCTGCGCGCCAGAACGCCGCATTTCACGATAACGGCAGCGCCTGAGCCTGATAGATACGACAGCATGCAGTTGTCAGCGATCTCGGCACCTGCTGCGCCCGCGAGGTTCTGGAACGTGGCCGCCCCGTCTGCGCCGCCAGGTGTAGCGGAGCGAATAAGCATGGGATTCGGAAAAACGTAGTCATCGACCAGCAGGCCAGCACCGGCACTGGCCGGCAGTGGGTCTGCCGACGATAGAACCTTCATGCTCGGCGCGAAGCCAGCGCCACCGATGACGCCGCCCAAGCCAATCGGATGCACACCATCAATACTCGTTTGCTGTGCGCCGTTGGTGAAAGTGTCAGCATTCATTGCAAGCGGGTCGCTGTAGGTGCGTGGACCTACGCTGGACGCTGACCAGTTGATAAACGTTGCACCTATTTCGGCGGCATAACGCTGGCGCCACTCGTTCACCTGACGCCAGGTAGCATAACGTTCCGCCGACCACCCATTGTTCAACGGCGACCGCGCGGGGATAGAGGAAATGATCAGTCGCGGGGTTTTATTCCGCATATACGTCAAATTGGCAATATCGTTGTCCCGAATCTGCGCAAATGACCAGCCGCGCGCATACACGTCATTCATGCCCGGCGCATAAATGGCTACGTCGTTCGGCTGCCAATCACGCCGCATGACCTCGCCCACCTGAATCGAGTCTCCACCAGCCATTGCTGCATCGGTCACTACCCGATACGGCCTGCCGGCCAGGGCAAACGCCTGGGCAATGTATGAGCTGAAGGCGATGGCGTATTTTCGGTACACCGATGGGGCTGAAGACAGCACGGCGCATTCTTGCGCCCTGCTGACACCATATTCAAGCCAAAGCCGAGCTGGATCAACAGCCAGGACGGTGGAGCTCATCTGATTTGCTTCCCGCAGCGGCGCCTTCACGACCTTAATCGGATCGCCAGGCCAGTAAGCACCGCCGGGGAAGGCAGCGGCAAACGTAACCCGCGCCACTCCCGGCGCAACAATGCTCGCGCCATTGCCGTCGGTGAAGTCGTACATTTCACTGATCGAATCGCCACCGACAACAACGCGAACAGGGCTTTCGCTGGCACTGGGCACGATAGTCGCCGGCGCGATCGATAAGATCGCACTCGCTACTGCTACATCCACACTACCGACCGAACACGACACCAAAAATCGCTGCTCACCGGCGTACGGCCCGATAGACGCCAGCGCACCATTGCCGACCGGCCAGGACTGCAGCGAGTTCGTTCCGCCCAAAATCGGATCGAGTCGATACACCATGCCGGCCGCGCCAGCGACACCGCTGACATTCAGGACTTGCCCCTCAGGCAGCTTGATAGTTTGCGGCGTGCCGCCGGCAGTAATGGTTGGCATATTGGCTTTCGGAATTGCGGTTTATGTGGTGCCCCGGCATGCGGGGCGGATCTGGACAGGGATTACGCCTTGGCAGCCTTCGCTGGCTTCTCGGCCGTGGCGGTGGCCGGTGCAACTGGCACCTGTGCGGCGGAGACAGCAGCATCCTTAGCGGCCTGAAGGATTGCCGCTTCGCCGCGCAGGCGCTGCGCTTCGACCTCGTTGGCCCGGGCCTGCTCGGCGACGCGGTCCATCTCGGCTATCAGGCTTTGTTCACGCTCATTCAGCTCACGCCCGCGTTCTGCCAGTTGATCGCGCGCGGCGAGCAGTTCGGCCATGGTGGGCGCTCGCTCGATGTGCGCGCCCAGCTCCTGATCGTCGCCGTACACCTCGTGCACGTCGGGGTTGAAGTCGGATTTATCAATCAGGACGAAGTCGCCCTGGCTTGGGTGGCTTGGTTTGATCTTGATAGTGGTCATGTTGTTCTCGTAGGTTGCCCGGCTCCATGCTGGCCGCCGGGTGACGTTGATGGATTAGCCGCCGATCAGGTGGCCGCCCAGGTGGGGATTCGGCGCCGCCGTGCCCCAGGCCAAATTGACCTCGTAGCGAACTTGACGCTTTTGTTTGTAGATGCAGAATTCGTAGGTGATGCCCGAGATCGGATCTGGCACCAACATAACGTCGTCGGCCGAGTCGCCGCCCTGAGGCATGGCGGGCGCGCGGGTCGCAAGTTGGAGCGCGGCGCGCTGGAAGAACGCATTGCGCACGGTCGCCGCGATCAGCGTAATGCCGGTGGCCGCGGCTGGGATTGCCTGGCGCAGGCCCGGCGCTTGCAAGCGGATCTGGCCGCCGTTCGACGCATCGGTATCACCAGCGGCCAGAATGTACTGGTTCGGGTCACCAGCAAATCTCACGATGTCGCCAGCGAGAAAGGCGCCGGTACCTGCCGCAGCAAGGTTAATCACGGTCGCGCCTTTGGCGTGACCAGCATTGCTGGTCGTCGCAGCTGCAGCATTGCCGGCCACGATCAGGTCGCCAATCGCGCCCGAGTTGTGCAGGTCGAAGCCTTGGACCACGCTAACCGCGCCACGACGCAGCAGATCGTCGGTGCCGGCTTCGTTCACGCGGAACAGACCGGCCTGTTTGCCTTCGATATTCGCCATCGCAGCGGAGCCCAGGACCATATGCAGATCAGACAACGGTGCACCATTGTCTTTCAGGATCTTCTTCGGCTGGGCGAAGTCGGACAGGTCGCCCGAGGTGCCAAAGGGGATCGTGCCCACTGCGCCATAGGCGCGGCTCAACTTGATACTGGTGGCGGCCAGGTCCGCTTCCACTTCGTTCGTCAGCGTCCGCAAGGCCTGCGCGATACGCTGCTGATTGATGTTGGCGTAAGTGCCAGCGCTTTGCAGGCGCTGGGTATCATCGCCGTTGATGCCGAACGGGACGGAGCGCTGCTTCGAGATCGTCATGTCGACGTAGTTGATGGTCTGATTACCAGCGTCTTCAGCGTACGCGCCTTGCGTCAGGTCTTCGGCGGCCATTGCGCCGACGACTGGCGAGCGGACAGTCTGGTTCAGGGCAGCGCGCTCGGCGGTCGAGTCGCGCGACACGGCCGGGATGAAGCCAACTTGCTCGCGCGCAATGACGTTCATTGCTGCATAGATGTCGGGGATGAGGCCGGTAAGGGTAAGGATGGTCATTTGCTAATGCCTTTCGGGAATAAAAAAGGCCCGCGTAATGCGAGCCAGTCGGGATGGTTTGAGTTGTAGAACGGATAGGCTATCCAGCCCAAAGCACCCCGCCGACATCCATCAGCAAGGCATAAAAATAGTTCATTGAGAAGACTGGGTGAATTGGTTGCAACTGCTTAATCAGTAACGACCGCGCCGCCCTTGATTGCCTCGGCCTGCGCCTGCGGGGCCATGGTAAAGAACTGGGAGCGCGGGATTTCCTTGCCACCGCCGGCGCCGCTCTTGCCGCCACCAGCACCACCACCGGAGGCGCCACTGCCTTTCAAGATCATGTCTTTGTTGGCGTATTGGCCGACCATCACTTGGATGGCTTCATCGAAGTCAGCGTGGTTGCCATGGTTCGTGGACGAGAAAATGGGGTTGCCCTGCTGGTCCATCGGAACCAGCTTGCCGCCATCGACTTTGAAGCGACTGCCGAAGAAGGTCCGCGCCATGTCAGCCGGGATAGCCAGCTTCTCGGAAATGAATTTGGAGCTCGCGAACGAGCCGCCAATAATGTGATCGTTCAGGTCGTTGGTGAGCTTCGTGTTCTGCTCGGTCAGCGTGCGCTGCTTTTCTTCGGCCGCCCGGGTTGCCGCAGCGACTGCCTCGTTCGCCGAGCGCGTCGCAGCATCCTTGATCTCTTGCACCTTGGCCGCCGTGGTCAGATCGCCGGAATTGATATTCGCCATAGTCTGGAGCGCAGCAGCGGCGGCGGCCGCATCTTCGATGCCAGCATCCTTGAATGGCTTCAGTGCGGCTTCGGCAGCCTCTTTCGCCTGGCGATGGCTCATAGCCTCACCGTTCAGGCTGGAAATCTTCGCCACGGTCGCGGCGGCGTCGTGCGCAACTTCGCGACCGTCGTCCAGAATGTAGACAGGTTTGCCATCTTGCAGCACTGCGTTGCCATTTGCATCGAGTTTGAGTTTCATTTGGTGGCTTTCCGGGCATCCGCCCTTGTGAATGGCCTTCCGGCCGTGCACCGCGTCGCGTCCGCTTGCGGCATAAAAAAAGCCGCCTTAAGGCGGCTTGCAAATTCAAACTATTAGGGGACTACATCAATCAGCGAAGTCTGTGCCCCTCAAGAATCTTTCCGGTGCAATACGTATACAATTTCTTAAGTGCATCCTGCGCGTCCGCGAGTTCTTCAAGAGAATAATCGGCCAGGCTAGCAGAATAATCAGAGCGATCCAGAAATGTGTTTTCCTCACCCAGTTGCAAGATGTAATCACGAACATGCTGAGTCTGAGCAAGTCCATCAAGTGCTATCTCAACAAGGCCATAAAACTCCTCACTGAGCGTGGCGACATCTAAAGAATATTTAGACATTGCCTCACGCTGCACCGATGGAACCCAAGTTTGACCCAAAAGATTTTTTGAATCATCCTGTACGTGCAAATAAACATGCCCACTTTTATGTGTCGCTATTGTGACAAAATCTAGATCGCTTGGATCATCTTTGAAACCTTGAAAAATACGTACGAGCGCCTTTATCGTCCATGCATTAAGTTCGCATTCCCGTGCAAATAGTTTTTTGAGTGCCGAGAGCTTTCTCACATCGGCAATTTTCCGCCGCCTAAATTCTAGAATTTCTTTAATTCCGAAGATTGCTATGGCTGCTACAACCGTTACGGGTACAACGTCAGACCAGTTAATCACGTTCGATCCTGAAATTTTTGCAAAGAATTGTTTATTCTATCCTAATAATGTGTGAAATAACCGTGAAAAGCTAAGTCCCTTACTCTATGGGGTGCTTGCGAATAATCACTGGCACGAAATCACTTATATCTTGCCTGCAGTTCCTCCAGCGTCAACTTACGCCCCTTCAGGTTCATCAGATCATTCAGCGTAATCTTGCCCGCCTCGTACATCTCGGCACGGCCCGGGCCCAGGTATTCAGCACGCCAGGCCTTGTCCTTGCTGGCCAGGAAGTCCTTGAAGTTCATCTTGCTACTGACCGCCCCGCCGTCGCTGGGCCGCGTGCTGTCGCCCGGCTCGTCCAAATCGATGCCCAGGTCTTTAAATGACTTCGTGCGAGTACTGAGCACGCAGCGGCAACTGAAATGGATGGCGCCCGGCCCGCCCGCCCACTCGTGCGTATGATTGATCGGTTCTTGCCCGTCCAGCGAGTACTCGTGCAGGTCTCGCATCGCACACAGCAGGCAGGTATGCGAATCGAGCGTGCTGAGCCACACCAGGCACTCGATCAGGTCGCCGTTCTGCTGGAAAGACGCCAGGCGCGCAGCATTGGCCACAGCCTGTACCGAACTGTGCACCAGCGCGCGCGCATTCGCTTCGGACGTCTTCAGGATGCCAGGCATCGCCTCCGCATCGCCGCCGAGGGCCTTGGAACTGGTGCCGACAACGCGCGCAACTATCTGCGACGTCGTTTCGCCTTGCGCGGCGCCGAGCCGCACCTGGCTGGCGAAGCGGAATTGTGTGTCGAGCGCCTGGCGCTTCCACCAGTCGGCCGACGGCGCGCCCTTGATCAGCGTGTCGCCGACCAGTTTTTCGAGATAGGTGGCCGGCGGCAGCTTGGCGCCCAGCTCGATCTTCAAGGCCTGAGTCAGCACCTTGGCCGTGTAATCGGCCTCGATGCGCACCATGCCAGCCAGGTTGCGGGTCATTTCGGCCTGCATGCCGGTGTAGTGCGATGAAATCACCGCGTTCGACTCGCGCAGCAGTGCACCCAGGCGCTGCTTGCCGTAGGTCGATATCTCGCCTTCGTTCAGCTTGGCCGTCAATTCCTTCGACATGGCAGCCATCAGCAGCAGGATCTTCTCCTGCGTGCCGGATGAAAAGCGCAGCAGGTTCAAGGAGTGCACGAGGAACATCTCTGCAATCCACTCTTCGAGCGCGCCCATCTATGTCCCTTCCAAGTCAGGCGGAGCCGACTGGATGCGCTCCTGCTCATCCTCCCACTTCAAGTCTGGCGACACGATGCCGCGGCGCTGCAACTCGTTGAAGTAGGTTTCGCCGGAAATTCGGTTATTCGCCACGCTCTTGAATAGCAACTCGGCACTTGCCTCGGCCAGCGACGCTGCGCCGAAGTCCTTGAAAATGGTGATATGGCCGCCTTCGGCCTCCCTCACCCATTCAGCCATGAACTGCAGGGCCTGGTCGCCTGCGTCTTCGACGTTGCCCGCGATCTTCTGCAGCGCGCATGCGCCCTGCTCGTTGTCGGCCAGGGTCTGCGATTCGGTCACGTTGCCCGGCTTGATCACCAGCAGCTCGGCGCCGGCCTGGCGCATACGGTCTTCCAGGTCGAGGATGGACAGGCGGCCGGCCTCGATGGCCTTGCCGCCGTGCTCCACGAACTTCAGGTCGCCCTCTGGCGATTCCGACTTGACCGCGCTGCCGGCGCCGACCGTGATGCCGCCCTCGCCCAGCATCTTGGCAAACAGGATCGGCACGCGCGCGACGTGCAGGATATTCTGCTGGTCGCTCTTGCTCTGCCAGTGCTCGACGTTGCTGTGCGCCAGCTCGAGCAGCGGTGGCGTGGCCTGCATGTAGCCCAGGCGCTTGCCGTAGACGGGCACGAAGGGGATTGTCTCCAGTGTGGTGACGCCTTCCTCAAACAGCGCCCATTCCTTCTTGCTGCCGGCCTCGCGCTGGCGCCAGGTCTGCCAGGAGCCCCGCCCCAAGACGCGCACCTGCTCAATTTCCTTGGTATCGAAGTCACCATTCGGCTCGGACACGCTCTCCAGCAGCCGCAGCTGGGTCAGTCCTTCAAGACTGGTCGCATTCTTCGGCAGCCAACCCAGGATGTTCTGGACGTGCACCTGAACAAAATACGGGCGCACGCCAGCGGCCTGCTCGTCGGCCTTCGTGACCAGATTTCCCGCCTTGGGGAAGTCGACCAGGATGCCGGCGAAGCCGTACCCCATCGCCTCCTGTGTGATCTCCGAGAGGAAGCTATGCAAGTCGCGGCCGGACAGGTCGACATTTTGCAGCCAGGGCTTGAGCCGCTCAGGCACGTCCTCGCCCAACGTCACCGGCTTGCTGAACGGCTTGGCCGACAGCACGTCGATGGTGCGGGCGTATGCTGGAAACAGCGTAGCCACGGCGAGACGAAGGTCGTAGCTTGCGCTGTCTTCGCCTGGCCACTGCGGCAGATACTTCTTGCCAGCCGCCCTCATGGTCTTGGTACCGCCCAGCAGCGCGGCGATTAGCGCGCAATCCTCGTTCAGCTTGGCGGCTTCGGCTGATTGTGTGCGTACATCGGTCATGGAAATCCTTGTTGTTACATCCGCAGCGGCGCGGTGGTCGTCGTGCTCTTCACGATCGGGTAGCGCTTCACGAGGAAGTAGCCGTTCGCGTCATTCGGATGGTCGTGGCCGGATTTCTTGTCCGGCTGGCCGTCGGCACCCCACACCTGCTGCTCCAGCGCCTCGGTGGTGGTCGGGCACTGATCAGTGTTGATCTTCCAGCGACGCTCGCCCTGGGCGTTCAGGATCATGCCGTTGTAGGCGTTGACCCGGTCCTTGACCGCAGGGTTTGAGTGATTCACTTCGAGAATGAAGCCCGCCTGGCGCAAAATGGACAGGTCGGACTCGCTCGCGTTCTTGCTGCTGGTGTTCTGGCCGGACGCATCCGGGAAAATCTTCACCTGGTGGCCTTTGTCCTTGAAGTCTTCCTTCAGGATCTTGGCCATGGCTGGCGTGTCACGCACTTGCACGCGCTCGGCCAGCGTGCGCGGCAGGCCGTCGCGCACCACGTTGACGCATGCTGTCATGTTCTGGACGTTGAAGTCGAGGCCCACCATCAGCGGCTCGCCGGGCAGGATGATCTCGTTCGTGTGGTTCAGCATGCGGTCGAAGTCGGCGTACACACTGCCGCTAGTCAGGTTGGTGAACTTTCCGCGCAGGTAAGCATCGATCAGCGCCGGCGGGTAGCTGGCCATCAGCGACGGAATATAGTCGTCTGGCAGGTTCAGCTCGTTGTCGAACGTGCTCGCCTGGATCAGGCCGTACAGGCTGGCCAGCTCTGGCTTGTCCCGGATGGCCTTCACGAACTGCTGATACACGAACTTGAAGCCCTCGGGCGTCGTCGTCACATCGATGCCGTTCATCAGACCCGGCACCTTGTAGCGCATACGGGCGATGATCTTGCGCCAGGCCGTCTGCGCCTTCTTCAGCGGCATCACGTCTAACTCATCGATCAGCGCGTGGCCGATCTTGAAGCCGACGATGGTTTCAGGCTTTTCCATCGAGCGGCAGATGACGGTGCCGCGATAGCGTCGGCCCTCGTACACCTCGACTTCGTGGTCGCCCTGCTTCACCTTGATGCGCAGGCCCATCGCGTAGGCCACCTCCTCCATCGTGGGATAGAAGATGTCGCGAATCTGCGGATAGGTCGGCGCGAAGTAGCCTTGGTTGATGCCTGGCCATTGCCAAAAGTGGGCGCAGATGCCGGCGCAGCCCACAAACGTCTTGCCCGAGCCGAACCCGGCCACGTAAGCCTTGAACTTGTGCGGCAGCTGCAGGAAGCTCGATTGCGGGACGTTCAGGTCAAACTGGATTGTCGTCATGGCGCTTGGCGTCTTTCACGCCGAAGGTAATTGCGACAGGCGTGGGCGCTTGGTCGGCCTGCTCGGCCTTGCCCTTGTTCACGTAGATGTCGCCCACTTCCTTGGCGGCCTGCTCGTAGAGACTGGCGACCAGTGGCAAGTTGCGCATGTTCTCGGCCTTCTGTGCCAGGCGGCCCAGGCCACGCAAGCGGAATGCCTTGCTGGCGATCGGGATTTCCTCAGCCGTGGCGCGGAACTTCGTCCGGGTCTCTTCGAAGATCGTCCGCCATTTCTGGCTCAGGTTACGGCCGACGTACGTGTTCGGGTCATAGCAGGAGACCTGTTGGCGGCTCACATCGAGCCCGAATTCCTCTTTTACCGCTATCGACACCTGCGTGGGCGAGTCGAAACAGGCCAGCGCGGTGACGACGTACAGCTTCACCTCGTCCTTGAGTGCGGCCATGTATTAGTTTCCTGTAAAGCAACGTAAAGGCTACGCAGCCTTTAGAAGACACGTTCCGCACGCCCTCGCTATGTTGATTTTCGCCACTTCTGGCGGTGTCTTTGCTGCGTCGATGATGCGCTGCACGTCCTCGCTTGCGCCGTAGCGCCGGACAACGCCGACAAACTCTTCGACGTCATGCGCGCGCATGCACAGCTTCGGCAGTCCGTACTTGTTGAAGGCCGGCGCACCGAATTCATCCATCTCCTGGGCGATGTGATAAAGCTCGTGCTCGAGCAACGCGCAGAATTCGGCATCGCTGCAAGTCAGGCAGTAGGAAGCGTCCAAGGTAATCAGGAAGTCCGGCACGGCGCCGAACCAATCGACCATCTGCTGTTGCTGGCGGCCTTTCTGCCACGGCCCACAGCGGAACGTCACTTCCTCGCACTGGCCCAGCACCGTGCGGCCAGCCTTCACAAAACCTTGCGGCGCCCATAGGAACTGCATGTCGGCATATTCCAGGTGCGCGTGGTCTACGTTGTAGAGCGCGCCGCCTTCGGTGAGGATGGTGGTGCGGGCCCACTTCAGCACCTCGGGCGCGGGCATGTACCGATTATTCAGCGGGTCGGTGAATTCGGTCGGCGGCATCGGGCGCGCCGATGTGGGCGCTGCGAAACTGCGGCTTTTCTTCATTCCGACCTACTAGATGTAGTGTTTGGTAATAATTCCGGCGGTCTCAGCCCGGCAATTTTCGACACTTTCGCTGGTGACCTACTAAATGTAGTGTCTCAAGCGATTTCGAGGTCGAGCATCACGGGTGGCATCGTTGCGCCCACCACCCATAGCCTGACGGCGCCGCCGGCATTCAACGCGGCCAGTTCGCCAGCATCGGGGCGCCAGTACGACAGCACGGCCGGCAGGTCTCCGACATGCGTGCGCGTGATCGGCAGCGCGTTGCACGGCAGTTCGGCCTGGTCCCAGCCTGCAGGTGCGCCAAGCAAGCCGTTGTTCGATGGGTGTTGCATTCTAGGCATAATATTGAACAGGTAGGAAACGATTGATGCAAATCAATTCCGATAAATTTTCTTTCGGCATGATTTAGTTTTCCACCTCACCATACATGTGCATGCCAAACGATCCTACATTTGTGCCCAAACCATTGTCGCTCTCCCGTCCGGACAAAGAAACTGAAGAGATCATCGAAAATGCGGTTCGAATGGCAATGGAAGTTGGCACGGCAGCCGCAGAGGCATATCTACAGAGATACAACGTCAGTAAATGGACCGCATTGCGCGTACTGAGCCAAGACCCTAAGATGCGTCGAAAGCCACGCTAACTCTTTCATACCCCTAAGTAGCTAGTGCCTGAGCGAAGCTACCAAAGGGATCACATTCGCTTCTCGCCAACCTTCAACGTTTCGTTGAAGACAGTGCAAAAGATTGTGCAGTGCGCAAGAAAAAACAAAAGTGCAATATAGTTAATGTTAATTAACTAACTTTGGTCGTCGAAATGGAAAATTTTGAGGCTGGCTTTACTAAACGGTTCAGAATATATGTTCCAGCAAATGATATCGAGCTAAACGATTTACTACTATTGCTAAATAAACATATCACTATTTTTTGTGAATCAGTTGAAGTCTGTACTGACAAGTACTCTTCCATTCCCCTAAGAAAAATCACTTTCGCAGTTCCCTCCTCTCATCATCTAACATGCTCTTTAGTGACTAAGTGGCTTGTATCCTTGAATGTGACCGGTGGGCAAGTCATTAAGAATGAGCTTGAAACACAAAAAAGCCCGCGACCATGAGGTGGCAGGCTGTCGACTTTGCTCCTGTGAGTAAAGTGCGTGGTGAACGTCAAATTGAGGGCGAGCACGTCCGATGCATGGATGGGTACTGTCGCGAGTTCCAGCTATCGGTGGCGCGATGCGCACATTACGATTTCCGGAAGAATTTTCTTGAACTGAGGTCTGAAGTATACCGCAGAAATACTGTTTGTAAACACAGGCCAAAAGAAAACCCGCGCTATATGTCTCTGCCGCGTAACAATCCGCCCGCCCTTCCAGAGTGACTGTCGTAAATGGCGCTTAGCTCGCTCACCATATCCTTGACGCGCTCCAGCTCTAGGCCCGCCACGCCATACACTGTCGATACGCCCGTTCCTTTGCAGCTCGTGCAAATGCCGTTCCCGAGCAGCACCTTAACGCCGGTACCGCTGCATCCCCTGCACTTGCTGTCCAGCCAGTGCGCCAGCGACTTCTCGGCTACGCGCCGGTAAAGCGCTTGCGCCGCTGCCGCATCCCAAGCTGTATTTTCTGGCACCCAGCGGCGGAACCGGCCACGCTTGATCACTTCGGCGGTCCAGATGCGCAACAGCTGCGCCAGGTTCTGCTGGTTGCCCTCAAACATGCGGTTTAGCGTGCCGTCGGCATACTTCACGCGGCACAGCAGCGCGCCGATGTCACCAGCCAGCGCCGCAGCGGCGAGCGGGTCAGTCTGGTGGTGCTGCGCGTCATCCATTAAATTGCTCGATCCGATTGACGCAACATACTTTTCAGCAAATCCCATGCTCTACTCCTGTCAGAATTCGACAATCGTAGCATGCGATTTCACCGGCCTGGCGGCCGAGAGTATCAGCAGAGGCGCAAGCTATGCACCGCTAACTTTTGGGAAAACGAGAACCGTCAATATGTACCTGGCACAAGGTTCGAACACTCGGCGCCAAGCTGATATGCGGACAAATTATCAAAGGTTGTCGTGGCAATCTCACGCATAGCTTCAATGGTAAAGAAACCTTGATGTCCGGTAACAAGAACGTTCGGGAACGTCATCAGGCGCTGGAAAATATCATCCGTAATGATGTCGCCGGACCGGTCCTCGAAGAAAAGGTTGCTTTCTTGTTCGTACACATCGATGGCCAAGGAGCCTAGTTGGCGCGACTTCAACGCGTCAATCACTGCCTGTGTGTCAATGAGAGCTCCACGTGAAGTATTGATCAACATAGCCCCCTCCTTCATCAGATTCAGCGTATCGGCATTTATGAGGTGGTGGGTATCGGTTGTGAGCGGACAATGCAGTGAGACGAAATCCGACTCGGAGAGAAGCTCGGACAGTTCAACCATTTCGCCGAATGCTTCAAACTCCGGCGATGGGAACGGATCAAAACCCAACAGACGGCAGCCGAAACCGTTAAAAATCTTTGCGGTAGCCAGGCCAATTTTTCCTGTTCCTATGATGCCCACCGTCTTCCCGTGCAGATTGCTCCCCAAAAGGCCATCAAGCGCAAAATTGCCTTCGCGCACCCTTGCATAGGCACGGTGAGTTCGGCGATTCAGCGTCAGCGTTAAGGCAAGTGCATGCTCAGCAACAGCCTCCGGTGAATATGCAGGCACGCGTGCGACGAAAAAGTCCAACCGCCGTGCTGCATCGATATCGAGGTTATTGAAACCTGCGCAACGCAACAGGATCGCGCGCACACCAATGTGAGCAAGAGCATGCAGTACTTCGGCGTCAAGCACATCGTTTACAAACACGCAGATTGCCTTGCATCCTTGTGCAAGAGCCACCGACTGCAGGGACAAGGACTCAGTGTGAAAACGCATCTCCACGGCATCTTGAGTATCGCGTTGATCTGCTTTCTCATTGAGAAAACGGCGATCATATGGTTGGGAGCTGAATACAGCGATTTTCATCTTAAAGATCCTTTGCGCGAACGCAATTTGTAATTATTAAAAATGGCTACACAGAAGATTACTCCTTTCCAAACTGTATGACCACGCAATTGGGTACCTAGTGACGAGGACTGCTGGCCAGAGGAAAAGGAAAGGGTTACCCGAATCGTGCGACACTGCAATAGGTTACAGATCATTCCGGATGTATACCGTCACTCAGGCAGTTTTTCAACATCAAGTCCCTACCTAAGTAAGCCCGGTCTTCTTGCAGGGCAGCTCTTGCGATACCTTCACAAAACCCGGCATCTATCAGCACAAGAACCGCGAACTCCAGGCCATGTATTCGTTTCAGATACACCCCGGCAGCAATCAGTCGTAACGTTTTTTCAGTGGCATTATCAAACATAGCACCCTCCCTGTTTCAGTAGGATGCGACAGGTGAAGGGCCAGGTGTTGATCCGCATCAAGCAAGTGCAAAAAGCTCGCCGCACTTGGCACCGTCCATAGGGGAATTGCATGCGACGCAAAGCAGCCATACACGTTCCAAAGGCGAAGGAAAAAAGTGCAAAGCCGACAGCTGCGGTATACGTCCGGATGTCTACAGACAATCAAAATCATTCTGTTTTACATCAGCTTCATTGCATTTCGGAGTACGCAGAACGCCATGGCATAGACATTATCAAAACATACACCGACGAGGGTAGGAGCGGGCTCGATTTTTCCTCTCGCCCAGGCTTACGAAGCCTGATAGAAGACGTGCAAAGTGGCGTAGCACCATTTCAGTCGATACTTGCCTATGATATAAGCCGCTGGGGAAGGTTCCAGGACTTGGACGAAAGCGCCTACTACGAATACATATGCCGCCGCGCAGGAGTCGCCATCGTCTATTGTGCAGAAGACTTCGAGAACAATGGATCTTCGGTCTCGTCCATAATTAAGAGCGTAAAGCGCGCCATGGCCGCCGAGTACAGCAGAGAACTTTCAACCAAGGTGTTTGCAGCTCAGTGCCGTTTTGTAGAAATGGGATTTAAGCAAGGTGGCAGAGCGGGATTTGGATTGCGCCGAATACCTATCAGTGCAAACGGCAAGGCCAAGCCGGCACTGGAATACGGAGAAAGGAAGAGCCATCCTACAGACCGCGTAATACTAGTTCCTGGACCAAATGAGGAGCTTGAGATTCTTCGAGGAGTGTACGACTGGTACGTACTGGAAAGGCTAAGTGAAAGCGAAATTGCTTTCTTGTTAAATGCAATGGAGGCACCTCGCGAATGCGGCCGCGCTTGGACTCGTGACTGCGTTCGTGATGTGCTTACAAACGAAAAGTACATTGGCAACATCATCTACAACAGAGCCTCTTTCAAGCTCCGAAAGTATCACGTCGAGAATCCTGCATCCATGTGGATACAAAGGATCGGTGCCTTCCCTCCCCTTATCCCGGTTGCCCTTTTTCGTAAAGCGCAGCAAGAGCGCAAACTTCGCCTCGCTCCGATTCCAAAAGAAGAACTCTTGGCAATGCTGCGCAAGTTACATGAAAAACATGGGAAGGTAACCACCGTGCTAATTGATCAGGACAATACACTTCCCGGTGCACAGATGTTCGCCTACTACTTTGGCACCATGCTGGAAGCCTACGCCCTTGCTGGACTGCCACCTATCAACGAACATAAGTTCGTGGCCACGCGGAAAATAGTACGAACTGTTCGCGCAGAAACGCACGAACGAATTGTGGGACTCATTTCGAAAACGGGTGTCAGCCAAGTAAACGGGTCATCTCGCAATACTCTGCTGCTCGATGATCGGATTGTCTTGAAGATCACGATAGCAAGATGCCTGTACGAAAAGCAGGCCCCTCCTCGCTGGCGGATACGACTGGATGAGGAGTCCAGATGCGATTTTGTTCTGGCAGTACTTCTTGATCTTGAAAACACAAAAGCAAGTACTTTTTATCTATTCCCGAAGGCTGACTTCCTCAAAGTGCAAATCACGCTTACTGAAGCCAACATGCACAATATGGAGCAATATCGATATCCATCGCTAAATACAATCTTCGAAGGACGTCTCACAATAAACATCCCAGCTTACGACTAAAGCCATGCCTGGATTCAAGCGTGCATATCGCCGTTACGGATATCAAGGAGGTCACAGTCCAATCTTTAGGCAAGTATCACGACATGGTTATCAAAGTGAGCAGTTAGGAGCGAGGGCCGACTACAAGAATTCCAGGTACATCTTGCCTATCTTAAGTTAGTTGTGATGTGGGCCCGTAGGAGCAATTATGGAAAAGGCTTCTCTATAGGAGGGAACGAACGAACACGACAGTCCGCTCCGGGACGGTTGTCGCCGGCAGCAGGTTCCGCCCCAAAGCAGTCACGGCAAGAGATTAAACTGAATGCTTTGCCAATTTCAAACCTTGTAAGAGTGCTTCGTCACTCTTCCTGAAAACCGTACAGGCATTAAAATCCGCCGATTTATGCGCAGAGCAATTCCGAGCTGGCAAGCGTACAGCCACGCCCTTGCGACTTTGCTTTGTAGAGGGCGACATCGGCACGCTGAAGCATATTCTCAATGGTGTCAGTATTGTGCATACGCATTGCGATACCTCCGCTATAAGAGAGTTCAAAACCCAGTTCGTTGAACGAATGCAGCTCCAGCCACTGCCGCATGCGTTCGTCGTAAGCTGTGATCGAGGCGAAGTCAGCACTGTTGAGTAGCACACAGAATTCCTCACCGCCGTAGCGACAGAACAGATCTCCGACACGACTCACAGCGCGTAAGCCAGTGACGAAAACTTGCAACGCCCTGTCGCCACCAGCATGTCCATGCTTGTCGTTGATTTGCTTGAAATAATCGAGGTCAAGCATCAATACACCGAGTGGCCGCTTATATCGCAAACTGCTGGCTAGGTCGATCTCGGACTTTATTACCCAAGCGCGGCGATTCAAAGCACCGGTCAGGCCGTCTAGAGTAGCCAACCGTTCCAGTTCCCTAGCCGCCTCGTCGCGATGCGCCAGGAGGATGGCTACCACAGACATCATCATCATCGAGTTCGATGACAAGGCAAACACTCGGTTGACCAGGTACGGCCCAAAAAAATTCGGAAACTCAGCGGTGTAAAACGCACCCAACACGGCGCGGCCGGCAAGTACTACCATCTGAACTGTAAGGCATATGATTAATAGCCAACGCCAGCGTCCGACTGCCACCTGTGGCGCACGGCATAGGGGCACTATAATGGTTGCAATCTGTAATGCCAACAGGCCATTCGCCCAACCTACCCTGAAAGGATAGTCGGAAAAACCGATGCAGTAGCCAACGGTCATCAGCACGGCTATGGCGGTTGGGGCGCGAGCGTTCGCCTTACGGCCGTACCACAATTGAAAGGCCATGGCGTTGAATACCATGCCGCCCGAGACGCTGCCCATTGCCATCGTTGATAACAAGTGGTCGGCCCAGCCGCCCCGTTCAAAAGTGTTTGAGCAAAGCAGGAAAATCCAACCCAATGTTTGCAATATGATACCGGCTTGCGCATACCGCGCTGCACGGTTCACCCGCCCCATGAAATAGGGAAGTGCCAAGGCCATGATCGACAGGTTAAGTGTCATGCCAAAGAATAGGGTCGAGACGTCCGTTATAGCCACTATCACACTTTCAAAATAACCCAAGAGGCCGCATTATCCCAACAAACCTGCATCCACATGGAAAATCGGCAACAATTTACTGAGGAACTTTAGTTTGGTGCCTCTCTTTTAGGGGCCAACCGAAATCGTAGTTAGCGTACGTAACCTGTTTCGCGTTGATAGAGCGACCGTCTGCTCTTGGCCGAATCCAGCCAATCGTCCACGAACTATATCGGGTCTAAGTCCTTGGGAAATTGGCCGGCGCGCTGCCACTGCTCTTGATCGAGGTCTTCCATCGTGTCACGCAGATGCCAAGCCCTGTTCAAGTGCGCAAACACATGGCCGAGGCCAATGCGAAGATTGACCTCATCGTAATCAGCCTCGCTACTCATCTCCGATATTAACGTGGTCAAATGTTCTTGCGCATCTTCAAGCTCGTACATCAGTGTGGCCCATGCTGCCGGGGCGCTTTCTTTACTAATCATAGGGCAACCTTAAACTACACTTCAATAACATAGTGAACTTCCGCTTTTGGCCGGTTGCCGTCATTGGCAGGTTCCGCCCCGAAGCGGACCGTCGAAGGCGACAAAAGTGGAAGTACAACATTCGATATGAGCAGAGGCTTATGGGCTGTACGAAGCAAGCTCCAGGACGTTTGCGCGATAGATCGATTAGATATCTCCGTTCTCTTGAGGCGATCTACCCTTGATAACGATTTCGATAAGGACTTTTTCGACTTCCATGAGCCCGTCAACTGCATCATCAAGCAACATCGGGGTGCCACGGCTCAGTACAAATGCAGCAGCCATGTTGTCCCCGCCGATGAACAGCTCAAGCGCCTCTCGCAGAATCGATTCCGGTACGTCGTGCTTGAATAACCCGGAGGTCCGCTGCTTTAAATATTCGAAACGTGGCGGCGTGAGCGGATGGCGTTTGACCTTGTTAGCAGCTAGCTGCGAAAGAACTTGTGCCGTTGGCTGCTTGGCCATCGCGCCGACCAATCGCACAACATCTTGGGTGACTTTGGCAGCAAGATCTTCGGGCGACGAGAAGAAGTTAACTACATGTGACCGCTTCAGAACCTCCTTGAAGTCGCGCAGTTTCTCTGCGGACGAGCCAGTATCTACATGCTTTGGAAGAACCGGGTGCGCTTCCTCATCGATGACGTAGATGAGGCTTGGCAAACGAATCGCCTGGGCTTCCTGATATTCCAGTTGGGTTAGGGACTTTCCGGACTGTGGATCGACGAAGCCGTATCGCATGGCGAAGATGCCCACATACACATTCGCGTGTCGTACGAGGCGAAGGCACTCCTCCTTTGGTGTATCGGTTAGAGCGCCGAAGAATTCCATTGCCTGCGAATCGTACTGGAGTCTTCCTATTGCTTCTCGTACAAGCAGGCGGTGTCGCTGGAGATCTGTGAAGGTCGAGCTTACGAAGATTGATGGCGGCATAAATATATATATGACTTGTTCATGTTAGTAAGACTACGGACCGCTATTGGCCGAACCCGGTCGTTCGGCCCAGCATAGCAGGTTGCCAGGGTAAAAATCTTGCTGCTGCATCGGCAGGCTGCATTCGCCCCAAAGCGGACCTTCGCCGTCAAGCGACTAAGGTTTGAACAGCTGCTTTCACTTCGAGTCTTGCCCCCACGTCAGGGCACGAAAACCATGTAGACAGTCACGACTTAATAACAGCCACGCACTATGCCCTTTCTCTCACTGGGAGCACTTGCACCTAGGTCAAGAGGGGCGGATAAGGGCTGGCACGTACTCGAGTAGCGCACTGGCGCGCTGCATCACCCTCGGAGCCGGGTCTGCTTTCATCAGAGCCTCAACAGCGTAACGAAGGCCCTGCTCGCTAGGCTGATTTTCAAGAATGGGACCTATGCGCCGCAAGAACGGCGTCCGAGGATTGGCGATGGCCAAAAGTGCGTCAACCGCAATCAGACTAAGGGGGCGGCCGGCCTTCAGCCACTCTTCGCCCTTGGGCCAATTGAATTTTGACGCAGCGGCAAGATAACCCCATGCTTCACTAGTTGACTCACTTGCATGGGTCTCAATCCAGCCGAGGCTTTTCGTTGAGCGGAAGTGCGCCAAGGCTCCGAACTGCTTCTGCCGCATTTTCTCTGGTAGCGTCTCGAGCGCCATTGTCACCAGCGGAAATCCTTCATCCTCGGGGAGACAAGCTGCTGTGGCCGCTGCAAGTGACCAAAAGGAACCGCAGTCTGGGTAAGACTCCCAAGCGTGCCGTACAAATACCCTCCCTTGTGCGCGAAAGAGCGCAGCCACTTCCAAGGTGACCGCCCTGACCGACGGATTCAGAGTGCGGTCGAAGCGCTCGGCAATGCACGACAATACGCTTCCTTGGGGTAGTCGCCGCCATGCCGCAAAGACATCCTCGTCAAGGTTCCAGCGAGTCACCGAGTAATCGAGAAGTGTGGCAGCTGCCGTCTCGACCTGGCTGAGTGTAGGGGCGGGGTAGAATTCAGCGTCTTCGACATCCTCTTCTGGTTGAGTAGCTTCCCCGTTATCGTCGTAGAAATCGTCGTGTAGCAGAAACTTTGCCCATCCGTGTCTCTTCGCGAGGTTGAACCACTCGCTTGGACGAAGCCCGCGGCTTATTAAACGTCCGTGACATTCTTGGCAGACCAGATACGGTTCGTTTGGGTCGTCGTCCCGTTCTTCTATTAACGACGGGCGGCGTTCACATGCTTGGCAAAGAAAAGTCATATTTTAATAATGGTCGTTGCACTGAGGCGTCGAGTCGTGCAGCTCTTGAGCCACCTAAAAAGACCGCTTCTGGCCGGTTGCCGTCGTTGGCAGGTTACACCCCGAAGCAAACGTTCGAGCTATGGTTCTACTCTGTAGCACCTTCGCACGTCTGTCGCTCTTTATCCCACCTGCCACTATGGTCTAAGCAACTGTCTATTCTCACTTCGTTCCGTAACCACAGGCCAACGGCGACCAGAAAAGCAAGCACGAATGCTCCAAGTAGAAATTTTCTAGTTTTCATTTGTATTGGTCGGTAGTGAATAGGAAAGTTCGAAAGTCCGCTCCTGGCCGATAGCGGACGATAGAAATGCCTCGCCAAGATTTTATTGCCATCATAACAAAACAGGTTTTTCAAAGCGTGCTAACACAGCAGCAAGGCGCAGATAAATTCCAAGGAAACGGAAACAATCACTGCCCAAACAGCTGTTCTAGCCTTCGTTGATCCCCCGCCGCTACAAAACAGGCACTCTGCCAGCGCTGCGTGCGCTGCGCCTGAGCAGATTCAGGCGAGCACCACGGCGGATACACGCGCAGCGCTCGCTTGCCGCCCTGGCTGGCGCGCGACATCACGCCCCGCTCCAGCAGCACGCTGCGCGGAAAAACGAAGAAGCCGTGCCGCGCGCCATCGTCGTCGGTCACGGCGATGATGACGACATCAACGAGGTCCGCTTCATCCAGCGGGGCGATGTCGGCATCGGGATGGGGGCGCTTCCAGACGGTGACGAACTGGCCAATTTTCGTCGGCGTGGTATTGGCTACGCGCAGGACCACACGTTTGCCGTGCAGTTCGGCGCGGCAGGCGCCGTATTGCGCGCTTTCCGCTTCCGGCACGGGCGCTTGGGGCAAGCCCAGGAAAGCCCAGGGACTGGCCTTCATTGCGCGCTGAACTCGGCCGCGGCCTTGGCCGCCCAAAGGGCCTCATCATGACTGGCGAACGGGCTGTCATAGCCATCGACCTTGCCATCCTCATCGACAAAATACAGCCACCAGCCGTCGGCCTGCTGGCGGATGGCCGTATGGCCCGGTGCACAATGGGTGTCGACGGACTGGTCAGCCGACAGGGTGGCGATGGTGATGCCACGGTGAATAATATGCTGGGGCGTCATGGGAAAATATGTCGTGCAAAAAAATCAATGGCCGTAGTGTAGCCGCGCCGGCCGATCCTGACCAGTACGCGGCCGAAAAAAGGCCGCCAAGATTGAGGCTTACGCTACACTATTCCTTCATACGGAGGACAACATGGCATCACAACAAGGCACGGTGGATTTTTTACTCGACCAGATGGCGGGCGCGAGCGGAGTCAGCGCGAAGAAGATGTTTGGCGAGTACGGCCTGTATTGCGACGGCAAGATGTTCGCCATCGTCGCCGACGACCAGCTCTTCATCAAGCCGACGGACGCGGGCCGCGCCTGGATCAGCGCACAAGGCACGCTGCAGGAAGCGCCGCCCTACCCGCAAGCCAAGCCATATTTTTTGATCGACGGCGGACTGTGGGACGAGCGCGATTGGCTGAGCCAATTGGCGCGGCGTACGGTCGATGCATTGCCGCTGCCGAAACCTAAGCTGCCACCAAAGCCGAAAAAATAACTTGTACTAAATCGCAACAGCAATAGAAATTGTAATCGTGACTATTGGATAGTTTTTGAAACGTTCAAGTAGATAAGCTTCTGGTAACTTTCGAAGAGTATTATTTCTCGCCGGATCGGGTAGGCGCGCCACCTGAGCAGCAGAATATGCCAATTATCGTTTGAGGAGAAGCTATGGGCAATGTGTTCTGGTCAGACAGCGCAATGATGATGGAGGGGCGCTACCCTTCGATCCTAGCCATTGGAGACTCCTGGTTCTGGTACCCATTCCCAGGAGGATCACTGCTCAACCAGCTCGGCAAACTTGTCGAGACTAAAGAGCACGTCATATTCGCCCTCGGCGAAAACGGTGCGGAAATTGTCGATTATGTCGCTGGCAAACACTCCAAGTTAATCAGAAAGGCACTCAAACTCCACGGTCCATCACTCTCGGCGGCGTTCATTAGCGGCGGCGGGAACGACTTTGCTGGCGTCAATGATTTGAGGCCGATGCTCAATATCAATTGCTCTACAGCGAAAACACCGGATGATTGCTTCCGGCCAGGTACGGACGACCGAACCCTCGAATGGCTGATGCGAAAAACCGCCGAAAATTACGAAATACTCATCGGTCAGATCATGGCGGCGACGGGGCCAGACGTGCCGATCGTTCTCCACAATTACGATTACGCACTTCCCACTGGAAAAGGAGTGTTCGGCAAGGAATCGACGTGGCTACGCATGGCGTTGGACGACGCAACCGTACCATTGGCCTTGCAGGCAGGCTGCGTCAGACTCGTAATCGACAGACTAACTGCCGAACTTGTAAAATTAACTCAAATCGATCCGACACGAATACTACTTGTCGACAGCCGTGGATGTCTTGAGCCGAACCAATGGGCCAATGAAATCCATCCAAAGCCGGCTGGGTTCAAAAAAATTGCGGTCACCCGCTGGACACCAGTACTTCAGAGCCTCAGCTTGGCCGCCTAATTTTTGTAAGACGAGGTGCTATCGCAATGCGCCGTCCCTGCATTTACCGCCCACGGTGGACGGCATGCTCAACGCGTATGGTCGGGTCCATCCGCGTTACACCCATCGCCATCGCAGAAGCGTGCCGCATTTCGAGCAGTGGCTGAGTTGAACCAAACGCTATGACCCGGTGTGCCTGCTCCTGGTCCCCAATTAGTGTCGGCCCTTCTCCTTCAAAGCCCGCTTGAGCGTTCTGTGCTTCAGCAAGACCCACCAAGATCGGCGGATAATCTGGATGCTCATTGCGCATGCGATAGCCTCGGTACCGATTCTCGAACTCCTTGGCAATGAAGGGCCACTCCTTCTCGGTCTTCACGCCCAGCGCCGTCCATCCTCCCATTTCAGTCAGCACGCGGTGCACTAGAGCGTCATCAAATGCCACACTCCGGTAAGTTCCAACTACGCGTAACGCGCGGTCGACCTTGGCCCAGGCCACCAGCGCCGAGTCCTGCGTCGTGCCGCCCATCATGCGGATCAAGTCAGCCGGCTTCGGTGCGAACTGGCCGCTATCGGGGTTGCGAACGTGGCGGTCGAAGGCCTGGCGCACGGCGGCAAGGTCATACTGCCGTAGCGCGCCCCACCAGATCGTGATGGCGAACTCACTGGCTGCGCGCCCGTATAGTTCGGTAATACCGCCAACCATTCCGGCGAAATCCTCGTAGTCATCCTGCGTCATGCTGTCCTCCCTGTGCTGCTGCGTTACCGAAGATTCGGGCCTTGGCGCGCTCTGCAGCGGCCATGGTCTGGTCGTAGACCGTACTGGTGCTCTGCCCTGGCCCAGCGCGCACCCCGTGCTGCGTGATCCATTCTGCTTTGAGGCTGCGCCAACCACGCTCGCAGCAGATGCGCAATGCGCCTTCCAGGGTCAGCCCGGCCTTTTCCGCTTCGCGCACGATGCCCTGGATGGCAGTCCTTGTGATCGGCGCCTTGTGTTTCGTTCGCAGCGCCTTGAAATCATCAACGATCTGCGGATCAACGTCGGGGAACAAAGCGTCGGGAGCCGGAGGCGACTTGTCTTTTGTTTTTACTGGTTTATGGTTATTGGTTATTGGTTCTTGGTTATTGGTTGGCAGTGCGTCTGCATTGCCTTCGCTATGCGTCGGCATAGCATCCGTACTGCCACCCTTATTCCATCGCTTGTTGGCGGCATCTGTGGCCTTCATGCTCTTGTCTTTGAACGCAGCTATCTCGGCATCGCAGCGCTTATGCACCCAGCCTGCGTCCGTTGCCTGGAAAAACTCCTGCAGGACGATGCGCACGGCATCCTTCTCCTCATCCGAGCGTGCGCGCACCAGGCGGAAGAGTCCGGCTTCGTCATTCGACAATGGGGCTTCCGTGGTGTAATAACGATCCATCAGGCGACGATATGCACCGTCCTCCAGTAAAGAAAGATGTGCGGTGTCGGTGGTGTAATCGCCAATGTGGTGGCTGTAGTAGTTCAAGGAAGGGCCTCCTGCACACGCGCCGTGCCGAACAGGGCCACTACCAGCGGGTCACCCACGGCGCCCGCCTTTCGGATCCAGTACTTGCTGCGCCAGCGCGCCTTCATCGAGTCATAGCGGCCGTCCTTCTTGGCCTTGGCCTCGAAGCGCAAGCGAATCTGGCGCTTGGACAGGTGCTGCAGCTTGCACGGCGCGTCTGGCAGGTTGCCGACGGCATACACAGCCATGGCGGCGCCAGCACGCGGGTGCGGCCGCCAGCCGGCGATATGGATCTTGCGATCGGCGTGCAGCAAGCGCACCCAGCGCAGCACGGCTGCCTGGCTGACGCCGGACTTAGTGACGATATCGGCTTTGGTGCCGGGCATAGCGCCCAGAACAAATTCACTGAAGTTAATTCGCGTCATGTGTGTTCCATATTTTGTTTTTGATTATTGGCCGCCGCAGCGAGCAGACCCATTGACCGTAAAATTTCGTGTGTGCGGCCCACGGCCAAGCGAAAGGCAGCCTGCAGGCATTCCAGCGACAGATCAGCCGGGCGCGGGCGCCGGCCGTCAAGTACGTCGTGGCAGGCGCTGCAGCCGAACGCGGCGGCCGTGTCTGGTGCCTTCAGGCCCAAGCCTTTTCCGTCCGCCAGGAAATTCGAGTGGCAAAGCACGGTGGTGTCAGGGTCGAAGTTGCAGACGGCCAGGCGCAGCGTGCAGTCCTGGCCGCGCGCGGCGCGCCGGATCGGCGTCGAGCGCTGGCCTTTGGCCCTCAAGCCGACCTTGCGCTTCGGCGCCGTACGCTTGAGCTTTGACACTTCGCGCGCCTCGATGCGCTCGCTTCGTGCGAAAGCCGTGCGTTTCATCGGCGTGGTAGCGGGCTTCATGGGGGAGCGACGCATCATGCTACGATTCGCTTTTCGCTAGAAATGGAAATTATGGAACCCACTGAATTCCTGAAAGCACATTCGGCAAAACGAACGGCGACAGCTCTAGAAGAATTAGCTGCTTCAACAATGGCGACGGCCGCCGACTCCAGCGCCGCGGCAAAATTAGCTGCCGAAGCAGCGCAGCGTTCAGCAAAATGGACCATGGTTGCAGCAATCGTCGCGGCATTCGGCATGTTAATTTCTGCGATCAGTACAGGCATCACTGCAGCACAAGCCCTGCACTGGATTAAATAAATGGGTTTTTTCAGAGTCATTAAAACAGCCCCTCCTGAATTGGCGCGGCCGTTCGCTGCCAGAACGTGATCGACTGGTGCGTCTCGATACGCTCCCGCATGATGGCCGCGCGCGCCTCTTTCGTTGGCGGCGTGTAGGTACCGCGCCACGCCGAATCAATCCCCACGTTCTGGCCGATGTTGGTGCTGTCGGCGCTGGAGAACGGGAAGCGAGAGAAAATGGCTGGATCAAGCATTCTCAGCCCATGAACTTTCGCCGCAGGCAGCCCCTGCCGGTCGCAGATCACATCCATTGCCATGGCCATTCGGGTCCACCACGCCGGCGTACCGATCTGCGCGAACTCGCCCGAACTGCCCAGGCAAATGCGCGGCCAATCGCTGACGAGGCGATCCAAACGGCCCAGCGACTCGTGTAGATGCCACACCGGCGCACCGACATGCGGCGCCGACGCTCGCCATGGCCATTCGGCCAGCAGCGCATCGTTGTCGGCCTCGCTACCGTCGATGACGTCAGGGATTACCGCGAAATCGAAGTTCGGGTAACGGTGTAACTCACCCACCCATTCATAGAATAGCGACCAGTCTGTGATCGGTTGGCCGCTGCGCCAGGCCGAGAAAGCCCCATTGTCGACTGCAAACGACTGCGCCACCTCCAAGGCGATGGTCAACTGGTCCGAATGGCGGAACGAAACGAAGGCGTGGCCACAGCTGATGGCACGTACCGCGGCGGTAGCCGGGGTTATTGGCAGTCCGTGGTAGTGGATCATTTCCCACCGCCAATACTTTGCGTGTTACCATTCCGCCAACTAAATTCGGAGGCAGGATGGCTTGGTACGACAAATGGGCAATCATGGTCATAGCCGGAGCCATAGGTTTGGCTGGCTACGAAGGAATTCCATGGTGCAAGATGGACATTACGGTATGGGCATATTGGGTTGCTGCGGTTGGTACGATCTCCACCCTCTTGGGAACTATTTGGCTTGCAACAAACGAGTCCAGGCACAGACGAGCAGAAGCTCTTTCCAAGGCTAAATTGACTGCTCTCCACATCCACATGAATTTGCTGCATACAGAGTCGCTTGCAAAAGGGGTTCTTGAATCCCTGTCGAACTTGAGAGATTTTCTTGATGAGCATGCCGCTGTTGAGCACGATGTAATTAAGGCAATTTTCATTGTTAGCGATACTCTTGATCGCAGCGTCTATTTCACTGCGGATGAGTTGAGCAGGCTTATTCCTCTTCCAGATCACTGCGCGGACAAAATCGCGCTGGGTCAAGGTGTTATCAATGCGTGCGTCAAAATACTGAAAGGAACAGATGCCACTGATACGAATACCGATAGTCTCCGCGAGCACCTTTCTGAATGCATTGGTATCTTGAGCAACGCAATCCCCCTTATTGAGCAGGGACGTGACGTTATAGAGCGTGAGGCTGATTGGGGATTGCAGTTCAAGTAAGGAAATATCGACTTTCCCGATAAATCGAGCGCTGCTCGAAGAACTGCTGCGAACTACCTCATATGCGGTTTTTGTCATGGCTTGCCCAGGCAATTGCGCGATACCAGCCGCGAATAATTCGGACTGGTTCATCGTCAATCCTCCATCGCACGCTTGATGCCTGCGGTGTCGAGGCCAGCAGCCTTGCAACCCAGGCGGGTGGCGTGGAAGTAGGTCATGTCGCCAGTCATGCGGCCAGCCGTGGCCAGGCCGGCGGCCACGAGGCGCTGCATGGCCTCGTGCTGCTGGACGTTGTCGGCGGCAAAATAGTTGCGCCAGCCCCATTTTGACTTCGGATATTGCTGCACGGCGCCCAGCATGTGCTGCAGCTTGGCGAAGTCGCCAGGCATGATTGCGTCGCGGACGGCGGCCAGCGCGCAGGCGGCGCATTTGCCGTGCTGGGCCAGCTGCTTGGCGGTGCTGGCTTTGCCGCATGCGCAGACCTTGCGCACCAAAGTCGGCGTGGGGCTTTCATTGGCGATAGCGCGGTGTTGCCGCTCGGAACGGGAAAGGTCGTAGATCATGGTAATATTTCCTTAATGCAATCCACATACCGAGGTGATATATGAGCTATAACCAAGCTGGACCCGATGAAAGTATCGAAGATAAAATTCACGAACTTGAAAATGAGCTGGCCATCAAAAGCGCTAAATGGGCCGCCGCTGTAAATCATGTTGCCTATGTGAAAGCAAATGAGGGGGACGTGGAAGCGGCTCAGGAGCGAGTCCGTGAAGCGAAAGTCTTCACCGAGAGCATTGAAGCGCACCTCAAAAAACTGCGTCAGTTGGTTGGTCGAGGTTAAGTTCACGCCACCCTCGCAATCTCGCGCTCATGCGCGAAGTTGGCGAGGGGCAGACCACGACCAATGCTGGAAGGAGAAATGGGAAGGTCGCGCCTCATGCTAAGATTCCTTTCCAGCAACTCTTGACAGCTACATGAAATATCCCTATCTGACCGTCGCACTCCTCGTAATCTTCGGGATCATCGACATCGCTATCTTGGGAAATCACTACGAGCTCACGAAGTCCGATTGGTCTGGCTGGGTGCAAGCGATAGGCTCTATCGCGGCCTTGGGAGTAGCAATTTATATAATGACTCGGCAGAATCAGCACGCTGCTCGGCTCTTGATTGACGCAGATAAACGAGCGTTGATGCGACGGGCTGACGCAACGGCCGCAGTAATAGACCGTGCCATGAACCAATTGCAGCAATTTTGCAAATTGATTACGGAGAGTCTGGCGGTAGGGAATGAAAATAATATTCGCTCTGCAATTCTCACTTCGCAATTTGCACTGCAGGAAGCGCAAGGTGCAACACGCGCCATTCCGGCGCAGGAGTTGGGATCCTATAAAATGGTGAGCGGTTTGAGCAAAATTGTGCAATCCCTCAGCACATTTGATAAGTGGGCTGAAGTGTTGCTCAATGACCCGCTCCTTCCGGCCATAGAAGATATTCAAAGGTTTCTGACAAGGACGCTTTCGAACTGTGAAAATTCCAAGATGCTCTTTTTCGAAGGCGTTGAAGCCCTCAAAGCTGAGTAGCTGCACTACTTCACTTTTCGTGGCCTTTTGACATTGATGCACGTGCTTCATGGCCACACCTCGGCAGCTGGCCGGCGAACGACCAGGACAGGCATTGCGCCCAACGTGCCGCGAAAGTGTGGCGTGGCCACCTGGCCAGGCTGTTCGGACTCAGCGCCCAGCAGCGCCGCGCGCGAGGCGTCTTTCACCACGTAGCGAATACCCACCAGGCGCACATTGCCCTGTATGAAGCGCGAGAAGATCATGCGCAGGCGGTGCTCCATTCCCGCCTCTTCGATATCGAAGCCAGCGCGCTCGCACACCTGGTAAAACGTGCCCGGCCCGGCCAGCAACGCCTGCAGTAGCACGTAAGAGCGGGAGCCTTGTTTCGGGAGTGTGACGCCAGAACGGCGGCGTTTCGTCTTGTTTACGCCAAAAGTCGGGCGCGCGCGATTGTCAACTTGGCCAGTCACAATGCCACCTCCGCCAGTACCGAGTCGCGCCATTTCACCTGCTGGATAGGCGTGCCGCTGGAATGCGCCTTGCCCGTGTCCATCACGTAGGCATGTTCGCGGCCCTTCTCCGTTGGCACCCAGTGGCCAGCGATGTTCTCTTGCAGGCCAGCCTGCACCAGCAGCTGGTTGAATGCCTTGGCGCTCTTGACGAAGCGGCTGCCCAGCTCGGTCGGCGTGTAGTAAATCTCCTGGCTGGGCGTGGCCAGGTGCGTGCGTTCCATCAGCTGCAGCATGTTGACACCGGTCAGGGCAGCCGTGCCCTGGTTTGCGCTGATGGCGGCGGCGTTTTTGTCGAGGCCGATCAGGCGCGCAATGCCGAAGATGGCGCGGAATTCCTTGGCGGGCGAGATTGCGCTGGGCTTCAGCGCAGCGACTGGCGCTTGGGCGGTGGCCACCGCGTCGAAGGTGCGGATGACTTCCAGGTGGAACTTGGGACTGATCCACATTGCATAGGCATAAACCAGCTCACGGCACATGTAGGTACCCTGCCCTTGCCCGCCACGAATAACCGATACCGGTTTCCCGGTATCGCCCGTCATTTCTCCCGCAATCGCCTCAGCCAGCTCGCGGGCTTGCTGGGTGTCCATCCAATATGCTGGGCCGTGGCGCTTCTCGCCGCCGGCAGCCTGATGCAAATCGTTCAGGCGAAAACGCCCTTCGCTGTCAGTCGCGATCAGCGTATTCGCTATCGTGATGCCTTTGTGTTGTACAATTTCGGTCATAAATTCTTTCGCGAATTTTTGTTGTTTCAAGGAAGCCCGCCTGCCAGCGGGCTTTTTTCATTTCTGGCCTTGCAGTTCCCGCAGCATTGATTCGTGGTGCTGGCGCGTCCGGACGTGGCCGGGATCGACTGGCAGAGCGCCGTCGATCGGCTCTTGCTGGGCGTGGTTGCCCTCCTCGGCCCGCGCCGCGCTGGCACCGGCCTCCGGCTGGAGTGTCGTCCAGGTCAAGCCGCCACCTCGGCGCGCGCAATGCGCTTGAGTTCGCGGATCGACACGTCGAACACCTCGTGCATGCGGATCAGCAGCGAGGCGCCGATTGGCAAGCGGCCGTGGCGAATCTTGGAAATCACTGGCGGCGCCACTTCCAGCGCCCGGGCCAGGGCGGCGTCGTTCTTTGGGCCTTTGGCGAGCAGCGTGTCGAGCAGCTCGTTGTTGCCAGCAGCGTTGTCCAGCGAGCGATACGGTGTAATTGCAGTTGTTTGCGTCATGTCATGTTCCATCTTGATGGTGATTAAAGTGGCTGTTTCCGGCCATGCGATGCTGTAGCTGTCGGGTGCGGATTCGTTATGGCGGCTCGCGCCGCGGCACCTCGTATTTCTTCGCCACCCTGTCGGTGGCATCACGCCATTTCTGGCGCGCTTCCTTGTGCGCGGCCTTCGCGCTTGCCTCGCCCTCCCCGTCCTTGGCGCCCTGCAGGTCTTTCTCGGCCTGGCGGTAGATCATCGAACGCTGGAAAACCAGCTCCTTTTCCTCGGCCGTGGCCTCGGCTTGTTTATTCAATAGCGGCCTCCATGCCGTTAAACCCGCATCCGCACGACGCGCGGGACGACACCGAAGCACGGGCGCGACGCCGGCATAATCTGGGCCCTGTTATTTCCTGATATGGGCCTAGCCCCACTCGAAAACGGCGGCGTATCATTCCGTTTCGGCCTGGCATCCAGGTGATTGCGGATGATCACGATCGTGCATTCGTTCAGCACGTCGCTGACGGTCTTCCGCATCGAAGTGCATGCGGCTTGCAAGGCATCCTTGTTGTCGTCGGTGATGTAGCCCTTGACGAGCGCGGTACGTTTTTGTTTCTGTTTCATGGTTTTCTCCTGGTGGTCGGTGTTACAGGGTTTGGGTGCAGCGAAAAAAGTACCGGGAATTCCTTCGTGCTACATTGCTATCTCCGCAATAAAAATTTGAAAGAATGTCCTATGGCAATCACTACTGTCTCTGCCGCGATTACGGCATTTAGGGCCACAATTGATTTAGCAAAAGCTGCCATTGCGGCACGCGACGATGCATTAATCGTGATAGTCATCGGTGACATGAACGACCGAATGCTTGATATTCAGAGTCAATGCCTCGCACTCCAAGAGAAGCAAGCGGCGCTGGCCGATAGCGAACGTGATCTCAAAGAAAAATTGCGAAAGATGGAAGAAAAAGCGGCGGACCTTGATCAGTACGAGCTGCACCAGAACACTCATGGTGCGGTCATGTATCAGTCCAAGGGATCGCTCGACTCCTCGAACAAACCGGTATATCTGTGCGCAAACTGCGTGGCCGCCGGCGTAAAAACGTTTCTTCAACTTCGAACGAGCGGACTCGTGACCGTGCTCTTTTGTAAAGAGCATGGTGAAATCCGATCTGAGATTCCTGACAAAGTGGTACAACCGGTGCGCATTAAGTTCTAGCTTCATGCTGGCTCCTTCATTTGTTTCAGGCATTCATCGAGCGGCACGCCAGGTTGCAGCTGGTGCAGTTCGAGCAGCGGGATGCGCACGATGCCGGCCGCCGAGCGCGGTGGGGAAATTGGGATCAGGCGGATCATGGCTTCGCGCCCGCGTCGATGCGCGAGTCGGTCTGCTGTATTGAGGCTTGAGTGGACTCGGCGCTCGAACGGAATGCAGCGGCAAATATCTCAGGATGATCCAACCTCACCTTGGAGGGGATCCCCCGAACCATCCAGTTTTGGACGCGCTGAACCCCGCCTTGCTTCGCATAGCCCAGCAGTTCGGCCAGCTTTGTTGGACCGCCAAGCTCTGTAATTTGCTTTTTATCGTTGTTCATCATGTATGAGTTCACTGGTGAAGATGAAAGCATTAAACACTATGTTTATAAACAAGTCAAACAAATTTAAACGTTGCGTGTAACACATTTTGTTTAGTTAACGGGAAAATCGCGCATGAACATACAGATGACCCGCCTCTACGAGGCAGCAGAAGCACTCAAAAATCTTCATAGTCAAGCGGAAGTCGCGCGCGCCCTGAACGTATCCTCCCAGGTGATAAACAACTGGGAAGCAAGAGGAATTTCAAAAGCTGGCCTGATAAATGCTCAGACAGTACTTGGCTGCTCAGCCAGTTGGCTAGAGAGTGGTGTTGGAGCTATGTCCTTGACGACGATTGAGCCTGCCAACGTGTCAGGTTCAATTCGTGTTGAACAGGCAGATCGAGACAATACAAACTTTGTTCATATCAAAAAAGTCAAGCTTCGCTTGTCTGCCGGGGTAACGGGCTTTCAAGCGGATCCGGAATTTGACGATGGAGGAACCATTCCCCTTGACCCTCGATGGATAGCAAAGCATAAATTCGTGCCAAGCAAGCTAATAGCAATTAAGGTAAAAGGGGAAAGTATGGAGCCTTCTCTACATGAAGGTGACATTGTCATTATCAATACAGAAGATCAGAAACCCGTGGACGGCGTTGTTTTTGCTGTAAATTATGAGGGTGAAGCTGTTGTAAAGAGATTATCACGTGACATTGGTGAATGGTGGCTTACTTCAGATAATGCAGACCAAAGGAAATATCATAGAAAAATGTGCCGGAATGGTGAGTGCATTATCATCGGTCGAGTAGTAAGACGTGAAGGAGATAAAATCTAGTTACTGCGATCTCAGGATTAGCCCACACCAACATTAAATAATCTAAAATCACAACTGAAATCTTGATTATGAAAAAAGTAGTTTTTGCATTAGTACTTCTAGGCGGATTCCATCATTGTCTGCAAGCGCAAGATGCGCCAAAATCAAAAGTAGCACCCAAGAAGCAACAAGCGAAACAAACTAGCAAGACTGCGCAGGATTCCATCAGTTACGATGAAAATCCCTTTGATATAAGCGTTGAATCGTTGCCAGCCAATTATCGCGGCCACAGCTGCGCCGAGATTGTAAGACCTCTCGGCAATATCAAGTTAGAGAAGGATGAATTCGAGAGTTCAAAGGCATTCGCAGAGCGTATTGAGTTCGTCAAAGATAGTCCATTATATGGAAAACTTAAAGGAACGAGCACTCTCGCATTCTCACCGGCAAGGCCACTACTTTTGCCAAAGTATGACGCCGATACCGAAACCATGACGATCAAGATAGTTTCACACGGATCTCAATCAGTTCGTATTGGTGAGAATTTTTATTCCTCAGCACCGATTATAAAAGATTTATCTGATTCGAGAAGCTACGTGGCTGAAAATGGTTATGGAAAAAAAATTGAAGTAAATAGCTTTACTTATTTAGTTTGTGGCATCACGTTTGCCAACGTAAATTCTATAGCAAAGTCCATTCACATCCCCTCGGAATTTTCTTTTAAAGTTGCCCCCGAACTTGCCAGGGATAGCAAAGGAAATATTGGCATCCTATACATTACAAACCTTAGCGCACCATACATTGTGCGATACAGCGACTACATGAAAGCGACTATGGACAGCCCGACAGAGATCTCAATGTCAGGACCATCAATCGTAACCACCTTATCCCAAGTTTGGGTGTACAACACTAAGACCGGGCAGATTTTTGCGAAAGAGCCTCTGTAGACCACTCCCCTATTCCACATCTCAAGAAGCCCGCTACATGCGGGCTTTTTTTCGCCCTAAAATTTTGCGATTGAAGTAGTCAAGTTGGGTAGAGCAATCACAACTCCCCTACTCTCCCGACTCCAGTAGCACACCTGGAGTCCGTCAGTTCACACACCAGAACAGCAAAGCCCTCGTGCGCTCAAGCAAACAAAAATCTCCACAAATTAAACAAAACGTTTGACTCTGTTTATAAACATGGTGTTTAATACGCTTATCGAACAGCAACCACCGGAGTACACCATGTCCCCAGCAGAGCTCGCAGCACTTGAAGCGGTCCTCGTCGCCCATGGCGAAGTGATCCCGCCAATCGCAATCCCGGCCCGCGGCTAATCGTCATGAGCGCCCGCGACCACGACGCCGCTCAACTGCAAGCCGAGCTGGCACAGCACCATGCGCCGGCCCCGCGTTTTCACTTCGACGTGACGATTCACTTCACGGACGGCACGTACCGCAACAAGGTCCGGGCCCGCAACAAAAGTGTGGCGCATGCCATGGCCCTGACGGATGCACGTATGGCCTCTCCCTGCAGCACCTTCTACGGCAAAGAGCTCGGCCATCTGGTCGAGCTGGCCAAACAAGAGCAGCGGTCGCCCGCACCGTAGTTCAAGGCGGGACAGGCCGGCGGGCCGGATAAATGCCCTGTGGGATCAGCATGCCCCGATTGATCTTCGTGAGGATCAGGCGCCCGGGGAAGCCCGGCGCCACAACCAACCTTAAAGGAAATACAGCATGTCGAATTTCAAAAAAGATCAGAAGGTGAATGTGAAGGGCACGAAAACCGAGCCGCTGCCGCGCCCGGGCAAGTTCGTGAAGACGCACCCCGGCGCCCGTGGCGACTTCCTGGAAGTGCTGCTGGACGGCTCGACGCAAAGCCAGCGCTTCCGCCCTTCGCAGGTGTCGGCAGCCTGATTTCACCCCGGCCAGTCGCCCTGGCCCGTTTCGCCGGCGTAACCGGCGGCCAACAAGAGAGGCGTTTGCACTATGCAAGCGGGGCCGAGCCGAAAGCAAATCCCGCCGTCTGACCAAACGCCTCCCTTGTTGGCGGCCCACCAGCCGCAGGACTCACACGCCCGACGGATTATGCCGGGTCGTCAGCAACCCATTAACAAGAGGAGCAGGACATGAGCTACATGATCACCATCCGCACCGGCCCGCGCGCCGAGGATGTCGCGCACTTCGCGGCCATCGGCAACTTGGCCGCGCTGATCGATGCCGCGTACGACGGCGGCGCCCTGGGCGTGACTGCAATGGTGCGTCCATGATCGCCCTCTTCCACCGCCTGCTGGCCGCCCACCGCCACTCCCAGGCGCAGCACCAGCACCGCATGAACAAGATGCGCCTGGCCGGCGTGCGCCGCGAACTGGCCGGCCTGGAAGAAATGCGCAAAGAACTGATCACTGCACAGATCGAAGCGCTGATCGACCTGGAGGCATCCGCCGCGCGCGTGCAACGCCTGGGCCGCGCCCACCGGGAGGCGCAGTGGACGTCGTCAGCCAAGCCGTGATGGACGTGGCCAGCCAGGCCTTACGCAACTGGCATGCCGGCCACGCCATCGCCTACGCCGTCCGCCTGGCGCTGTTGAAAGCAGAAATCATAAAACTCACAAGGAAAAAGTCATGAACGCAGTTACGCAAGAAAGTCGCACCGCCATGCAGCCGACGCAATACGACCAGGGCGACATGCCCGTAGTGGCAACCAGCAGCGCCTCGCTGATTTTGGACAGCGCAAGTATGGACAGCATGATGCGCCTGGCCGACATCATGGCTAAAGGCCGCGCCACGATCCCGGAACACCTGCGCGGTAGCCCGGCCGACTGTGCCGCCGTCATCATGCAGGCCATTCAGTGGCGCATGAACCCATTCGCAGTGGCGCAGAAAACCCACTTGGTCAACGGCGTGCTGGGCTACGAGGCGCAATTGGTCAATGCCGTGATCCAGTCGAGTGGCGTCACGGTCGACCGCTTCAATTACGAGTGGTACGGCCCATGGGAAAAGATCATTGGTAAATCCAAGGTCTGCACCGCGCCGGCGAAGGGCACGAAGGGTGCGGCTGACTACAAGAAAGAATATCAGTTCCGCGTGCCGGACTACGACCTCAAGGACGAGGATGGCCTGGGCGTGCGCATCTGGGCGACGTTACGCGGCGAGACTGAGCCACGCGTGCTCGAGTTGCTGCTGGTACAGGCCAGCGTGCGTAATTCCCCGCTGTGGGCGACGGACCCGAAACAGCAGTTGGCGTACCTGGCTGTGAAGCGCTGGACCCGCCTTTACTCCCCCGACGTGATCCTGGGCGTGTATACGCCGGACGAGTTGGACGAAGGCAGCCGCGAGGCGCGCGACATCACGCCAGCTGCGGCTGCTACAGATGACCGCACGATCGATCAGTTGCCGGAATGCACCGACGAGCTGTTCAAGCAAAAAACGCCGGAATGGCGCCAGACCATCCACAGCAAGAAGAAAACGCCGGCGCAGCTGATTGCCATGCTCAGCACCCGGGCGACCTTCACCGAGGCCCAAAAAATGACGATCGACAGCTGGGCGCACGAAAACGACTAATCGCCACACCACACAAAAAATCACCAAGGACACATCATGCAACGTGAAAACACTCTCACCCGCGAAATCCACAATCTACTCCAGGGCAGCGATGACTGGCACGCGTTCCGCTTCAACCACCACGGCGCCAGCGAGGCAGCCGCGATGCTGGGTCTGTCGAAGAAGGTAACTCGCAGCGAACTGGTGCGCATGAAGGCGACAGGCCTGGCCAAGGAATTCAGCGATTGGGTACAGGAAAACATCCTGGATTATGGCCACGAGGTCGAAGCGCTGGCGCGCCCGTTCGCCGAGCGCATCATCGGCGACGACCTCTACCCCGCCACCCTGTCGCTGGGCCGCGAAAGCGCCTCTTGCGACGGCCTGAACATGGCGGAGACCATCGGCTTCGAGCACAAGCAATGGAATGCGGATCTGGCCGCGTCAGTTCGCGCCGACGTACTGCCGGAAGAGCACCAGCCGCAGGTCCAGCAGCAGTTGCTGGTCACCGGCGCCGAGAAGTGGCTGTTCATGGCATCCGACGGCACTGAAAACAACATGGTCTGGATGTGGGTTTATCCGGACACAGCCTGGTTCGCGCGCATCGTCGCCGGCTGGGAGCAATTCGATATCGACGTCGTTAACTACACGCAGGTCGACATTGCCGAGAAGCCGGCCGCCGAGCCTATTGCCGCCCTGCCCGCCCTGGTCGTCCAGACCGAAGGCAAGGTCGTCAGCAGCAACCTGGTGGCGTACAAGGCCGCCGCCGAGAAGTTCATTGCCAAAATCAACACCAAGCTAGAAACCGACGAAGACTTCGCCAATGCTGAAAACACCGTCAAGTATTGCGGCGAGGCTGAAGATAAGCTGGAACTGGCCAAGGCTGCCGCCCTGGCGCAGACCGCGACCATTGACGAAATGATGCGCACGGTCGACCACATCAAGGCGCAATTTCGCGCCAAGCGCCTGGAACTGGAAAAGCTGGTCAAAACCCGCAAGGAACAGATCAAAGAAACCATCTTGAACGAAGGCCGCCATGCCTTCACCGCCCACATCGCCGCGCTCGAAACCGAAATCACGCCGCTGCGCTTGCAGCAGTCCCAGCCGGATTTCGCCGGCGCAATGAAGAATAAGCGCACCCTCGGCAGCTTGCGCGATGCAGTCAGCACCACGCTGGCCAACGCCAAGATCGCCGCCAATACCCAGGCAGCCGACTACCGCGCCAAACAGGCTTGGTGCCGCGAGCACGCCGCTACCTACGGCTTCCTGTTCATGCACATGGCCAACATCATCGGCAAGCCCATGGAAGACTTCCAGCTCGTCATCACCAGCCGCATTGCCGATCACAAGCGCGCCGAGGAAGCGAAAGCCGAAGCCGAACGGGCCAGGATCCGGGAAGAGGAGCGCGTCAAGGCAGAAAAGGCAGCCGCTGAAACGATCCGCCTGGCCCAAGTCGGATCTGACCGCCTCGCGGCAGAGGCGGCGCAGGCCGAACGCGAGCGCGCGGCAGCCGACACGCAGCGTCAACTGGCGGAGCAAGCCTCGCAGATCGCTGCCGAGCGCGCCGCCGAGCCGAGCGTCCAAGTTGTGGCGCCCAAACCGACCACCCCTATCGCCGCCCGCCGCGCGCCGACCGCCGCAGCACCGGTACCGGCCCCGAGCCGCTCAGCGCCAGCACCTGACCTGCTCGACGCCGCTGCCGATGACCTCTACCCATCCGACAGCGACATCCTCGATGTGTTGTTCGAACAGTTCGGCCTGACGCCAGCCGAGGCCATCGACCGCCTGGACAAATTCGACTTTGCCGCCGCGCGCGCCGGTCTGGTCGCCGAAGCCGCATAAACACCGCCCCGCCCACCACCTGGAGAAACCAATGAATACAGCAGTCGCAGCACCACAAATCACCCTGCAAACCATCCAGTCCTCGCAGATCGCGGCTATCGGCCACTGCCCGGCTACCGAAACCCTGGCCGTGCAGTTCTTCCGCAAGGGCGCGCCGGCGGACGTGTACCACTACGCCAACGTCACGGCCACGGAATACGCGGCCTTCGCCGGCGCCGAATCCATCGGCAAGCACTTTTACGCGCACATCAAACCGCATGCCGACAAGCACCCGTACACGAACATGGGCACGCCAGCCATCGAGCTGGCGCCGGTCAAGCTGAGCAAGGAGCTGCTGGCCGGCCTGCTGACTGGCCGCGAGTACGGCAAGGAAATGGTGAAGGAAGAAGAGCAGCAGGCCAAGGCGGCCGGGCTGATCGTGATTTTCGGCGCCAGCGACGACCTGATGGAGTTTCGCGGCTTCGTGGACGACGAGCGCGGCGCGCCGACCATCGCCCTGATCGACGCCAAGGGCTTGCTGCCATTCCGCGAGGATATCCAGCACGACGACGATGCGCTCAAGGACTATTTCGCCCGGGCGCCGCAGGTGCGCGCCGTGGATGCCCTGTGGGGTAAGGAAGACGGCTACAGCTGGACCTATCGCACCGATGTGCCGCACGCCACCTTCGAAATCGTTGAAGACGGCGAACCGTACTGCCGCGGCATCGTGATCGACGCGGCCGACCTGGGCGGTGCAGCGTGACCGGCCGTCCGGCCCGCAAGTCTGCCGCACAGCTGCAGGCGGCATGCGACAGGTTCAACGCGGTACACCAGGTCGGCGCCGCCGTCAGCGTCGAGCTGGATGGCGGTGAAGTCCGCGAGACGGTCACCGTCAGCGAAGCGCTGGTGCTCAGCGGCCACACCGCAGTCATCTGGCTGGATGGCATCAGCGGCTGCTATGCCCTGGAACGCGTGACGGCGCTGCCGCCGGCCAGTACGGCCGCAGGATCGCCACCATGACGAAGCAAACCTACTTCCTCGTGCACGACGAGGCGCGGCGCCGGGCGGTTGAATTTGCCAAGAGCGCGCCGCCTGGCTGGATGGTGGTGTTTTCGGAGCCGAAGAAGAAGCGCGCCCAGGAAGAAAAGTACCACGCGATGATCGGCGAGATCGCCAAGCAGGTCGAGCATATCGGGCGAAAGTGGGATGCGGATGACATGAAGCGGCTGCTGGTGGACGAGTTTGCCGACGAAATGCGCCTGGCCGGCACGCCGCTGCACCACGACGGGCGCGTGACGCCCAGCTTCGACGGGCGCCGGATCGTGCAGCTGGGCGTCCAGACCAGCGACTTCTACGTGAAGGAAGCCGCGCAATTCATTGAGTTTTTGTATGCCTTCGGTGCCGCGCGCGGCGTCGTGTTCTCAGAATAAGGAAGCGCCATGTTTTTCAAGAATCTCCAGATTTACCGCCTGCCCGCAAACTGGCCCATGAGCGCCCCGGAGCTGAACAGCATGCTCGAGCGCCAGGCCTTCACGCCCGCCACGAGCGCCGAGCTGCAGCGCCAAGGCTGGGCTGCGCCGCGCGGCGCCGGCACGCCACTGGTGCACGCCGTGGGCGGCCAGTTCCTGCTGCAGCTGAAAACCGAGAAGAAGCTCCTTCCCTCCACCGTGGTGAACCAGGTGGCCGCGGCCCGCGCGCTGGAAATGGAAGAAGCCCAGGGCTTCGCGCCCGGCAAGAAGGCCATGAAGGAATTGAAGGAGCGCGTCACCGACGAGCTTTTGCCGCGCGCCTTCGCCATTCAGAGCACCACGGCCGTGTGGATCGACCCGATCAACGGCTGGCTGGTAGTGGACGCGGCCAGCCCGGCCAAAGCCGACGAGGTGGTCAAGCTGCTGCTCAAGTCCGTGGACAAGCTGCCGCTGGAAAGCCTGCGCGTCATGCGCTCGCCCGTGGCGATGATGACGGGCTGGCTGCAGCACGACGAAGCGCCGGCAGGCTTCACGGTCGACCAGGACGCAATCATGCGCGCCACGGGCGAAAGCAAGGCCCAGGTGGCATACAAGCGCCACACCCTGGAGGCGGACGATATCCGTCGCCACATCGCCGCCGGCAAGCAGTGTACCCGTCTGGCCATGACCTGGAGCGACAAGATTAGCTTCGTGCTGGACGAGAGCCTGGCTATCAAATCGGTGAAGCCGCTGGAAATTATCAAGGAAAGCGCCACGCGCAACGACGACGAGCGCTTCGACAGCGATTTCGCGCTGATGTCGGGCGAACTGGCCAAGATGCTGGCCGACCTGGTCGAGGCTCTGGGCGGCGAGGCTGACGTGGAAACGCAGACGCCGGGCCCGGCTGCTGCCGGCCAGCAGAAGGTCGAGCGCGCCGTGAACTTGACTGGCGATCTGTACAAGCTTCGCGCCCGTTACCGCGATGTGCTCAACGAGCTGTATGACAGCACCGTGCAGCCGGCCGTTGCCCGCGTGCGCGAGCACATGACGGAAACCGCCGAGGGCGCGATTAAATCGGCGCTGACGCTGGTCAAGGAGCTTCCTGGCGGCTCACAATCCGCCGACCTGCTGCTGGTAGCCGCCGTTGAAATCATGGAGCCGAGCCCACGGCCAGCTAAAGGCCACGAGCAAGTGCGCGAACAGCGCGTGGCGCTGGAATTGAACGGCCAAGCGCCCGGCACCGTGCCACCAGGCGACGGCAGCGCCAGCGATCCGCTGTACGCCAAAGCTGTCGAGGTGGTGCGTGCACACCAGCGCGCATCGCTGTCGCTGGTGCAACGCCACCTGCGGATCGGCTACAACCGGGCGAGCAACCTGATGGAAGCCATGGAGGCGCTGGGCGTGGTAAGCGGGATGGCGTCAAATGGCAACCGCACGGTGTTGGCTGCTCCGGGAGCGGCAGCATGAGCGCGCGCACGCCTGGCATGCTGATGGTCGGAGAAACGCCCCTCGACAACGATGGCGTGCCCGAAACCGTTATCGGCGGTACCGCCCAATTTGAAAATCATGCGATAGCAGTGGCAATCGACTTCAAGAATGCGCCCGGCATGCGGGAGGCCAACGCCCGGCACCTGGTCGCCTGCTGGAATGCGTGCGATGGACTGAGCACCGAAAACCTTGAGAACAATAATCCGATCAAGGATGGCCTGCGAGGCTTGAACGCCCAACTCCGCGCCGCTCGTGCACTGCTGGCTGAGGCGGTCAAGCCTCACAACGATCACGTCAAGGCAGTCCAGGCTACCGGCGAGCAGCCTGCCATTAATCCGCTGGCCATCCAAATCAACAGCTTCCTGAAAGGCGGTGCAACGTGAAAGAGCGCCCTATTCTCATGAACGGCGCCATGGTGCGCGCCACGCTGGCCGGCGCCAAGACGCAGACACGGCGGATCATCAAGCCGCAGCCGCAAATGGTCACTGACAAGCGTATCGAGCCGTGGCAAGGCGATCCGGCCGCACTCCTTGCGCTGCTGGCGGAATCGGGCCGCAAATGCCCATACGGCCAGGCTGGCGACCAAATTTGGGTACGTGAAACGCTCGGTCATCACGCGGATAAAGGCCACTACTACGCGGCCACTGGCATGCATGTAGGGCCGCTGCTCGACTACGAACTGGAACCGTCGCCATCGATCGGTATCCCAGCGCGGACTATCCCGAGCATCCACATGCCGCGCTGGGCCACCCGAATCCTCCTGGAGATCGTGTCGGTGCGCGTCGAGCGCGTGCAGGACATCAGCGACGCCGACATCGTGGCCGAGGGTATCGATATAGAAGCGCTGGCGGAATCGCAGGATCGCTACGACGTCGTGTGCAAAGGGTCTGGCGCCAGCGGTCGTGCAACCGAACGCACGGCCTGGCGCGACCTGTGGGAATCGACCGGCGGCGACTGGGATAGCAATCCGTGGCTGTGGGTGATCGAATTTAAGCGAGTGACGCCATGAAGCCGCTGCTTGCCTATGAAGTGCGCGAGCCTGGTGAGGGTCACTGCGTGATCCGCTTTGCCACCAGCGGGGCCGCAGCGCGCCGTGAAGGCGCCAACGAACTGGACTACGGCTTTAACGAGGTCGAGCACTGCCAGCGGAAGCCGCAATTTGACCAGTACGCACCTGGTCCGGTGCCACATGCGGTGCTAATCGAGCATGGCTGGTGGTTCGAGTGCCACCACTGCAGCCGGCGCGTCAGTGACGACATGCAGCAGGAAACCGAGGACGAAGGTGAGGAGCACGAGCACCTGGAAGTCATCACGGACGGCGATGCCGTCTACTGCAGCCATGGCTGCGTGATGGGTGAATTTGTCGAGCGGCGCGCCCAAAAGGCTGCACAAGCGGCCCTAATTGAATTCTTCTCGCTCATGTATCCGGACTGCGCGATCGGAAGCATTTGGGTAAGCCGCGCGCCACTGCAGGGACCTGACAGGCTGGGCCACGCCCAGGCGCTCCTCTACTTCAAGTTTCCAGGCGCGCAGCACGACGCGACCTTTACGTTCGGCGAAGACTGCATGCGCATCTCGCCTGATGACAGGCCAGCTTTCTACGCTTGGCGCGGCATCAAGATGCCCACCACGGAGGCGGCATGACCGACAACGACGAAGTGCCGAACAGCGAGCGCAGCCCCGGCGCTGCGCGAGTGGCGGCGGCCCTGATCCTGATTTACGTGGCGGCGACCCTGGCGGGCGTCTTGGCCGCGACAACCTGAAAGGTAAATATGAAAACAATAATCGAGGCCGTACAGGTCGAGCGCCGAGAGGATGGCAGCTACTTCCACCCCGCCCTGGCCAATTCGCCGGACGATGACAGCGCCGTAGCTTTCAGCACGTGGTTGGCGGAATGCGGCGTCGAAGTCACCCGCGTCTGGATGGAGATCGATTCCGCACCGCTTTGCGGGCGCTACATGGACGACGATACCGACGCACTGAAGGAGTGGCAGCCCACCACGCCAGCCGGCGCAGACTGGTTCCTGCTGGCCATCTTCGACACCGAGGACGATGGTCCCGTGGCGTACTTCGTCCGCCCGGCGCCGGCGGCGACGTGAGTAGCCGCAGCCCGGCGCAGCCGGAAACCCCGGCCGAGGCAGCCTACAAGCTGGACCGCGCCGTGCTGCGCGCGATCCACACCTGCCAGCCCGTGCTATTCGACGGCAAGCAGCACCACCTGCGCGCCATGGGCGCCCAGGTCTTGGGCGGCGGCGTGTCTTCCGTGATTTACCTGATGGGTGATGCGACACCGCGCCAACCCGGCGAAATAACATTTTTGGAGCATGTTTGATGATTAATCTTAAAGCCGAGGTCGCACCATGAATATGAGCGAGCACGACATGGTGGCCAAGCTGGTCGAGACCATCGAGCGCAACGCGCGCGCGGCGACTGCCAAGGCAGAGGCGGAGCGTCAGCCTCTGGCCTGGGTAAAGCTGGAGCGCTACGTCGAAATATCAGGCGATTCCGTCGATTCCGTGCAGGCCCGCCGCAAGGCTGGCAAATGGCTCGACGGCAATCAATGCAAAATTGTAGATGGCCGGCTGTGGATCAACCTGCCGGCAGTAGAAGAATGGGTAGCAAAATGGGAACAAGCAAGTCCAGCCCGCCAGGCGTCGAACTCCGGTCGGGCGTCCAAAGCGAATCGATCCGCATAAAATTC